GAAAAGTTAAATCTTTGGTAAATTCCAAAAATTTTTGGCGAAAAATTTTGTAGTTTGTAAAAAAGTTCGTACCTTTGTATCGGAATTAGGAATAATCCTTTTCCAAACCGTAAAATAAAAACAGTAAAAGTTATGAAAGCAAACATTAAGACCTACGATGTTATCTTCAACGATGACAACGACAGCAATCAGAAGAATTTTATCAACGCTACGGAGCAAGATTGTATCAGCTACATCAAGGCTAATAACGGCAGTAATGATAGTTACTTTGCCGACTACAAGGGTGGTGTTGTAAGCGTTGTCTGCAACGAGACTGGTGAGACTACCTACGAGGAAGTGGTGAAATAAAATATAAACCGTAAAATAAATAGTAAAATGAAACCGTCTGAATTTCTAAATCAGGATTGGCAGAAAAAGAGTCAATTTGAAAACGACTGCATTTCTTATGCAATCAGATTAGCTGATGAGCAGCTTGCAGGAGAGAGCCTCCGTGAGGCAGTAGAAAAGTGTCATCTAATGCCATATATGGCCAAGAACGCAGAGAAGTATCAGAAGCGAATAATTAAACTCATCGAGACTGCAAGAGCAAAGGCTGATAAAGCCAACCGCAAGGGTTTACTCTTTATCAAGGTAAATCACAGAAATCACTCTACCATCTACGCAGGTTCACTCCAGCATCTTATCAAAGATGTATTCGGATATACGCTGGAATGCGGGAATTCATGGAACAATCGCATTCCGAGATACCCCAAGAACAAGAGTAGCCTGGTAAGTGCCCTCAATCATAGCGCAGACGAAACCCGTCACTATTTCGACAGCTACGAGGCAGTAACAGAAGAGGAGTACACCGCAGCAGGAGGTAAGCTGGGCTTTGAGTACGAGGGTGACACAGAGTATAGCGGAAGTGTAACAATCCGTCACTACTAAACCAGGAAGAGAAGGCTGCGCTAACGGCATGACGGGCAATTCTCTAAAAAGAAATCGTAAATTAAACCGTATAACGAAATGGAAATGTCGATTGATAAAGTTATGCGTAAGATACAGAAATTAAAGAAACTGTACGAAGGCGCAAAGGCAATCAATAGTGAGGGAGAGGCAAACAAAGCCGCAGTCCTTATGCAGAAGTTACTCACTGAGTATAACCTCACCATGGAAGAGGTTGGTGAAGATAAAGAAGAAAATCCTGTTATGGAAGAAAACGTATCGGGATATTCTTACAAGAGTATAGGTGGTGTTTGGGAGTTACGTTTGACCCACGTACTTTGTAAGTGGAATTTCTGTAAGGTTTACACCTATGGCGGAACATATCAGAAGTTAATCATTGTAGGTCGTAAGGATAATGTAGAAATGGTGAAGTGGCTTGCTGAAGTCCTGAAAGAACGTTTTGTAAGTTTTTCCAAAACTCATTATAAGGAGTTCGTTAAGGATTGCGAAGCAATAGGCATCAAGCCTTACAGTAAGGATAAGTATCAGCGCAGTTATCTTTGCGGTTGCGCTCAGGGTTTAGATGAGAAACTAAAAGAGGAACATGAGCGTGAGAAGAAAGAGGAGGTAGAGTTGAGCACAAAGATAACTGCATTGGTAGTTCGTAACAATGCTGTCATAGACGAATATGTTCAACAGAAGTGGGGTTATGTTAAGAGAGGAAGAACAATGAGAGAGAATTGGGATGGAGCGAGAATGCAGGGAATTAAGGATGGAAGGAATACAAGTATAAATAAACCAATAGCAGGCGGTCGTACTGCTGCTCAAGGTGTAGGATTGTTGAATTAGGTAATTAGTTTTGATGGGTAAGATTGGACGCTGTTAGGTTGTGAAATCTAACAGCGTTTTTAATATCAAAAAAGAAGAAACTAAAATGAATATATTATTTGACGGTAACTTTTTGATACATAAAACTTTTAGCATTTGGTCATTGTATTATCAAGACCGAAAGGCAACGCCAGAGGAAAATGAAAGCCGTATCATGGCGGCTTTGAAAGATAGGGAGAAACAACAAGTTTTCCTACGAAAGATGATTATTGACCTTTGTGCTACGATAAATCGTTTTAGCGATGTTCATAAGGTTACTATTGTAATAGATAGTCATTCCTGGCGATACCGTTTCCACCAGGATTACAAATATGCTCTCACAAGAGTTCGTCCAACGTATTGGCGTGAGTTCAATCTCATGATAGACCTTTTTGAAAACTATATGAGAAAGAAAGGATTTATTGTAAGCCGTGTTATGGGTGCCGAGGGGGATGATTTGCTTTACATCTGGAGTATCTATTTCTCCCAGGTTCTTGAAGAGGATTTGGTTATTGTTACAGGTGATTCAGATATACGGCAAATCATAAATCCGAAAGTATCTATATTTTGCAATAACTCCAAAAATTTGAAGTTCTTTTGCATACCAGAACGAGAGGTTGAATGGAATGAAAAGTTAGATACGGATATAATGGTACAGCCTGTTAATCCGTTTGAGGTTGTATTGTATAAGGTTATTATGGGTGACAAATCAGACAATATTCCTAAACTCAAAAACGGATTTGGTGATATAGCATTTAGCAAGTTCGTTAAGTTCATAAAGCCATACGACATAAGCAATGAATTGACCGTTGTAGATATGGCACAATGGATAAGTAATAAATTCTGTGAATTTGCAAAGGTCGTAAATAAAGAGGAAATATTAGGCAAGGTTCTATTTAATCTTCAGATGACGTGGTTAAATTTGGCGGTTTACAATGAACATAATTTTCTCTATGAAAATGGAAAAAGCCTTTTAGAGAATATGCTTAACGATGTAAATCGTTACAAAAACAGTTATAGTTATAATAAACCGTTTACGTTGGAAAACGTATATGGAGCAGCAATTAAATAATAAACAATATAAATTATGGAAGATGTAACGAGAGCCTTTCAGCAGATGCAAAATCAAAGGCGTATTAACATTGCACGGTCATTCGGACAATCTATGGCTGAAATAGAGAAATCTGTTCATGCTGAAAATTTATCCGAGGAAAAGAAGGAAATTCTGAAAGGACTTCAAAGTGACAATCCGTTTGAGCGTTACGAGGCAGAGCAAGACTTTCAGAAATCGGATATGTCGGACATAGAAAAGTCGGACATCTTGGATGCTATTACTTATGATAGTGAATTCAGGATTAAGAAAACTGGAAAAGAGATTAAGGAGAATATTCAAAACCTTGTATTGCCAGAGAAAGAAGCAGCACTTGGGGAGGTTAAGGCGAAAGCCGATGAACTGCTTAAACTATGTGGTACAGCACCTACGGAGTGTGTATCCAAGTGGCGTTGTGGCGGAATTGCAATGGAAATTGGTTATAAGGTTTACAACTGGGATGAAACTTGTCCTAAGTGTTGCGATGAAGATAAGTGTGTATCTGCATGCGTGGCATGGGAGAAGGTTGCCGATGAAAGTCCAGTAATCAACTATGCCGAGGGTAAGGAGCAAGCAGACGCAAGACGCAGGTATAATGATAACGTATATGGTATTTGTGAAATTATGACGGATATTAAGGCTTGTCAGATTTTGCTCAAAAATCTTAAAGATGATGATGTGGTAAAAATGAACCCCAAGCAAGCCGTTATCTTTAAGTTTGATTAAACAAGCGTACATTCTGCTTTTCATACAACTTAATATATTGGAACAACAACCACCCTTAATAATTGGCGGTTGTTGTTTTTCTTTATCAGCGTTTTTATAGGAAAAGCAGAGGAATGAAACCTGTAAAAGAAATCCATAAATATTTTCACATTGGAGATATAATAAAGAATGAAGAAATTTGGGGTAATAGATTATTTTGCATATATGGTTTTGGTGGTAATGCTTATCTGCCATTAATCTATGCTTTTCCGAGGGGAGAAGAAAGAACGGTGGGTAATCAATGCAATTTTGATGCAAGAAGTGTAAAACTAATAAATGCAGATAAACGTCCATTCTCCAGACTATCTATCCAGGTTCTTATTAAACTTTTGAAAAAGAATAATGAAGAAGCAAAACGAGAGTTTATAATCAGAAGTAACAACAAAATAAGATAAAACGGTATGATAACTTTTAATGCTTACAGTTGGCACGAAGCATTGCCAGACGCATCTTTGGATGTCTATGAACCTCATCTTCGCTTATTTTTTGAGACGATGTACGAGCGTCAGATGATTTGGAAACGTAGATTTATCGACAAGAAGGAAAGACCTTGGACAGATAACAAGATTTTTCAGGAGTCAAAATTTACGAATGTTTATCGTGAACTTGACCGTAATAGTCAATGGCAAATCAAGAATATTATTCTTGACGATGGACTCACATTGAAAAACCTTATCTGGAAGATGATGGTATTCCGCACTTTTAACAATCCAGAAACGTTTGAGTTTGACGCATCGAAAGCAGCCGTTCAGGATGATTTGTTTGAAAAGAATACGGAATTGATTTCAGCTACGAAGTGGCGCAATGGCATTCCAAATTGGGAAGAATACGATGAAGATGAATTCAGTCACTTTATAACAGGTATTCGTAAGAGTGGACGCAATCCATATACCACGGCATACCTTATTAACTCGCAGGCAACACCTGGAAAACCACGAGATTTTTGCTATACAAGGGTTGTTATACCTACGTTACATAAGCGTATGGATGAACTAATAAAAGTGGTTTTAACGGCAAAAACGCCTGAAGAAATAATAGACCACTTAAAGACCCTTCCAGCCGTAGCAGATTTCATAGCACACGAGTATTATCAGGACTTTACATACATTCCGAGATATACAAAAAGACGGTTTATGAAGTTCACCCAAAATGACTACACAAACGTTGGTCCAGGTGCAAGTATCGGAATACGCCTTATATTTCCAAGCCTTTCAACTCTTAAAGAACAAAAGACTGGAATATATAAGTTGAGGGATATGGCAGAAGAATGGCTGAATAAGATAAGCAAGGAGAAAGGAGAGCCTATGCCATATTTGAATTGGAATAAGGAGAGCCGTTGTTATGAGGTAGGTGGCGATTGTAATATAACACTTCATCAAGTGGAAATGTGGCTTTGTGAATTCCAAAAGTATTGGAAGATGATATTGGGCGTTGGTAAACAACGCAGTAAATTTGTTCCAAGAACAAAGAGTATAATTGTGAAATAACAATTATTATTCTTTCAAAGGTTTAACAAACACAAGAAGAAAAATGAAAGAGATTATCATCAGAAAAACAGCAACGCCTACGGAGCGTATCATTCTTCAGACAAATGCCGAGAGTACCGATGGGCTGTTCACGGTAATGACCATTAGTGGTTCAATCGAAGGATTGGTTCATGACTTTAAGCAGGGTACTGTAACATCTTTGGACGGTATCGGAAATTTCCTTGCAGACCATACTGACGATGCAATTGAAGCCGTAGTTCTTGATAATGATGCTGAAGAGGAAAAGGTAACAGTAGCAGTTGAAAAATTCCTTTTTGTTGCAGCAGCAGTTGCAAAGGATAAAGCAAGTTACAATAAGTTTGCCTCAATTCAGCAAAAGCGTGAATATGATTATGACGAGGTTAAGGACACTTTACCTTGGCTTATGATTAAGACTGACCGAAATATTAAGTCCAAGACCTATGATTTAGAAATATCTAAGGATGGCACTGCATTAACGTTTGCAGAAAATGCTGCTCAATACGGAACGATTGAGGAAACAAAACTGACAACTGATTGTTCTTATATTCAGTTTGCTGTTAATACAGACTTGGGTGTTGAGGATGTTAGCGGAACGTACACTTTGAAGTTTACCTTCGGTGATGACGTTGTAACTCGTGAGGTAGTTATAGACTAACGGTTGTTATGGATGTAAGAAAATTCAAAGATATAGTTGAAGAGGATGAGTTCAATCCCTGGCAGGTTCTGATGTCGGAGTTGGACTCAACTCTTGATAGGCTACGTTATATTGCGGCATCGAAATTAGCAGACGCTCATGAACTTCAGATTTTTAATCAATTTTGGAATTACGTTGAGGAAAATGAAGCTGTTGTAGTATCTATTAATGATGATGCTAATCTGTATGAGGTTGGCGATGACTCTGTACTGCTTATTCTTTATCAGAACGTTTCAGAACGTATGATAATTTTCGATAAACAAGACAAAGTGAAAGTTATAAATGCAATGGAATTAACGAGGGGGTAGCCGTAAGACTAAACATCAAAATTGGGGTGACAGTTATTCAAAATTGTCACCCATTTTCAGTTATTAGTAATAAATATAAAATAATGTAATTACTAAATGGATTACGCAGGACAGTTGAAGGCAGTTGAATACGCTCAAAGAAAGCTGATGATTAAGCAGAATAAAATCATTGAAAAGGCAGCAAAGTCTGATAATGTCGATGATATTATTGCCGCTGCTACTGCCGTTGAAAAGATAAAGAAAGCATCGGAGACACCAAATAAGGCGTTTCTTATAGACCCATTGGACTTCAATGCAAATCTTGGTTATAAAGATAAGGGTTTTTCGCTTACCTATACAACGCTAAAACGAATGGCGTCAACGCCTATTATCAACGCTATTATTAAGACCAGAAAAAATCAGATAGCAGATTTTGCGGAGCCTCAGGGTGATAGATATTCTACTGGATTTGTAATCCGTAAGAAAGCGAAGAATGGTGTTGATAGTAGGATGGATGAAAAGGATAAGAAAATTGCTAATGCAATTACAGATTTTATCCTTAACTGCGGTGGTGAGAGTTCTTGGACTAATGATGACTTTGATACATTTATCCGAAAGATAGTTGAGGATAGCTTGACGTATGACCAGATGACATTTGAATGTATCCGAAATCGCAGAGGTAAACTTGAACGTTTCCTTGCTACAGATGCCAGTACGTTTAGATTTGCAGAAAGTGCCTTCCAGGATGATTACGATAATCCGTACTTTGCCCGAAACGAGCGTATGGGAGGATGGTATAATCGTTCTCTTACCAAACCAAAAGAGATAAATGGATATTTACCACAATACGTTCAGATATATCAGAATGCAGTGGTAAATGAGTTTTATCCATGGGAACTTTGCTTTGCAGTGCGTAATCCTACCACCTCCATATATTCTAACGGTTATGGAGTTTCAGAGCTGGAGCAATTGGTTAATGTGGTTACAAGCCTTCTTTGGGGTGATGAATATAATAGACGTTTCTTTTCTCAGGGTTCAGCACCGAAAGGTTTGTTGCGTGTTAAGGGAAATATGAACGAAACTGCTTTGCAACAGTTTAAGCAACAATGGCAGGCTATGATTAGTGGCGTTATGAATAGTTGGAAAACGCCTGTTGTGGAAGCAGATGTAGATTGGATAGACCTCCAGCACTCTAATCGTGATATGGAGTATAGTTCTTGGATGGAGTATTTGATTAAACTTGCTTGCGCAATCTATTCAATAGACCCATCGGAAATCGGTTGGGATATTAGTCGTAGTTCTGGCAATGGTGGATTGTTCGAGAAATCGGAAGCAGAGCGTATTCAAAATTCCAAAGACAAGGGGCTTTATCCAATCCTGAAATTTATTCAGAGAAAGATAAACAAATTCATTATAGAGCCACTTAATCCAGAATTTGAGTTTGTGTTTATGGGACTTAACGGAATGACCATAGAACAAGAACTGGATATGGATATAAAGAAGTTGGGCAATTTCATGACCTTTAACGAAATCCGAGAGAAATGGGATTTGGAAAAGATTGAAGGTGATAGCGCAGACCTTATCGGAAACTCTATCTATTTTCAAGCCAAAAATGCCGAAAAGCAACAAGAAATGCAGCAGCAAATGCAACAACAGCAAGGCGGTGGTTATGGTGATGAAGAAGGCTCTGATGAGGATTGGGATGACTCAGAGGAAGGAGAGGATGAAGAGCAAAACCCATTTGAGGCTTATTATGGCGAAGATGAAGATGGTTCTGATGAAGAGAATGGAGAGGATAATTCCGAGGAAGATGAAAACGAGGACAATAATGAAGAGAAATCCGAAAGTGTCTTTGTTAAGGCTTTCAATGATTTTTTAGCAAAAGAAGAACAAGAAATAAATAAAGATTAGCATATGTCGAGTTCAAAGAATTTAGGTCAGGTTGCGGGATTGTTCATAGGAACATCTGCCCCATCAAATACAACCATCATCTGGTACGATAGTACAACTAATCAGCAATGTCATAAGGTATATGATGCTGCAAAGGGAACGTGGGTAACACTTAACCCTCAGATAGTCGCTAATACAACTTATTCTGAACTTGTTAATAATGCAAAGAAGAATGGTTTGAGTATTGGTAAATTCTATCAGGTCACGGATAAATCTAATGTATTAGCAATTGCGCTTTCAACCACCAAAGTGCAGTACGTTGATACTCTTGGAAATATCCTTGTAGATGACCTTGGTTCCAATATTCAGTATCACGTGTCGAGCGATAATCTTTTAATTGATGATATAAACGGAGTTTTCGATACATCAACAAACAAGCTGTTGTTTAATTTCACGGAGAGTGATCCAAAAATAACGGATTACATATTTGGTAAGCGAAATGTAAACAGCGTTTGGAAACTAATCAGGTTTAGTGTAAAGACATTGATAAGTTCCGTTTCAGGAAACTCTTTGTCTTGGAATGGTGGTATATACTTTAATTTTTCTACTGCCTTAAAGGCACTTATAGATAAGGATGGTGGTGTTGTAAGTAAGAGTACCTATGAGCAAAATCTTAAAGTGCTTACCAATTCTATCAACGCTATCAGCAAGGAAAATCAGACTATTATAACAAATGTTAATACAGCCATTACAGAAAATACTACTGATGGTGCAATTTACGACAAGAAAAATCCGAAGAACATAGATACTGCTATTGCACCTGGGGATGTGCTAAAAGGAGATACGTTGTTTACAATTGTAAGTAAATTCCAAAGATGGATTAACAAATTCAAATATGCAACAGGAATACAATTAAGCCGTTCTTTTGCTGATGCGAGTTCACAGCAGTATGTTAATAATAACGATACGGTTGAAAGTGCACTTGGTAAGGTGCAGTATATGTTGAAGCATCCAACTACGGCATATGCTTTGCCTGAAACTTGGACGTATCAAGCACCTACAGATGAAAATGGCGATGAAATATTGGAGGAAAATGGTGGTTGGTTAGCAGGAACTTTACCGAAAGCAGGTGACGATTTTTCTACTGCTTTTGCTAAACTTGCGAATTGGTGTGCTTATGTATATGATTATATTGCATTAAGAAGCACTTGGACACCAAAGGAATATACACAAATATTTGATTTACCAGTCGGTGGAGATTTATTTCAGGAAGCATTTGCAAAGATAGTCGGTAAGTTGAATCAAATTGGAACTATAACTAATGGTGTTATAAAATCGAAAGCAACTGCATACCAAGACTCAACAAATTCAGTAACTACGATAAACCTATCCACAGGCTCAATAACTCTTAATCCCACCAGTAGCAATTCAGATAATGGTACAGTTGTTGTTAGCAATAAAGGCATTAATGCTGTAAATTCTAACAATAATTGCGATATTGAAATAGGGCTGAAAAATTTTCTCATATCCACATCTTACGGTCACCAATACTCTGTAGATGGATTCAGTTCACCAACGGATGCTCGTGGTTCTGAAATATCTGTAGGTGCTTGCTTCTTAAACAAGTATTATACGGCTTTAACAGCCAAAACTTCAGGAAATTATAAATATGGATATTATGATGCTTTCTTTGGTAATATGAAGATAGGAGCATTGGTTTTAGACGCTAAATTTGTATCTGCAAATGTATATGTTACGGCTGATACATCTATGGTTATTTGCAATAATACTACCGCTGCAATTAATGTTTATTTACCATCAAACCCAGAGACTGGTAGAGTTGTTTATGTTTTAAGAGGTGCTAATAAGGGTGTAAATGTATATGCTCAAGGTGGAAATGGAATTGATGAAATCGGTTCTGCGAAAGATTATACGGACATAGATTCACGTGGACAGATGTACATGTTTGTTTTTAACGGTAACATTTACTACGAGAATGACACCAGTCATATGGGTTTGTGGTCATGGACTAAAATGGGACATTAAAAATACAAAGATTATGTTAAGAGCAAAATTAAATACAGACGGAGCAACCATTTATGAGGTTGTTGATAGCGAAAAGAAATTGAAAAGTCTAAAAGCTGATTATGAAGCAAGGCTAACACAAAATTCCGTTGATGATGCTATAATGGAAATTATCAATGCTAAACCAGAAAGTGAGCGTTCTATTGTAGATATTTCTAAAATAGCAGTACGTCAAAAGATAGATGATGCTTATGAAGAAGCAAAGCAGTCTTTTGAAAAGGAATATCTGGAATATCAAGATGATGGTGTGGATGATTTAGAGGTGGGGGAATACGACAGCCTCAGACCTTACGTTGAAAAAGATGATAATAACGTAGTTCATCAGAAATATTCTGTTGTGAAAAATAGTTTTCATAAAATCAACGCCAAGATAACAAAACTCAAAACCGAATTGTTTAGTACAGATTATATCATCATTAAGGCATATGAGGCAAAACTAACGCTTTCGGATAGTCCTTATACGGATGAGTATATTGCGCAGATAACAACAGAACGTCAGGCTTTGCGAGATAAGATAAATGAACTGGAAGAATTATTGAAATCATAAGAGCCGTATGTGCAAGACCGTTTATTTAACGTCAAGATGCTTTGACGAGCCAAGCCGAGAGTTTAAGAATGCCCTGGCTGAGGAATTGCAAAAACGAAAGATAGAGGTTATTACAGATAGTACGTGTTGGTTAAAACGTTTGTTTCGCAGACATAAGACCTATGGAATAGCAATAGCCTTTGACTTTTTCCGTGACCATAAGGATGGTTGCGGCTTGACGCTAAATAAACAATGTTCGTATATAAGTCGTGATTTTGCTTACAATATATCTAACGTAATGGATATGCTTACACCTCGCATACGGTGGCGTGATTTCCGTTTCGTAGATAGTTGTAGTGGGGAGTGGTATAGGTTCTTTGATAATGTTAGTTCTGAAACGAAAGCAATATTTTATCTTTGTACATACAATAATAACGTAGATTATGATATATTCTCAGCAGCATCAAAAAAGATAGTTCAAGCCTTTGCGGATGAGATAGTGCGTTGTTTACGTTCAGATTATGATTATAGGGATTATCAAAAGAGAGTCAAATTAGCAAAACTTAAATTACAAAACAGATGAGTTGGTTTACTGAACATATTATCGAAATACTTTCCATTATGTTCGGAGCTGGGGGCATTGGTTTTGCTGTGATTGACCGAGTTCTTAATCGCAGGAAATATGAACAACAAGTTCGCACGGATGCAGCCTCAGCAGATATTCACATAGATGAGTTCTGGAAGAAACGTTACGACGTACTCAATCAGGAAATGTTGAATAAGGACGCTTGGTGGAAAGACCGTTATGATAATCTTTACAATGAATTCCAGGATGAGCGTAAACTATCCAATGAGATTATAAACAATTTTCGTCAGGAACTTAATCAGATACGTGAGGACTACGAACAACAGAAGGATATTGATAAACAAAAGTATGATGACCTGATGCGCCAGTATCACGATTATCAAATGGAGGTTGAGCGCAAGAATAAGGAACAAATAAAGCGTATTTCACAACTTGAAAAACTGGTTACGGAATACGAAAGACGATTAAAGAAAGAGAATATATGAAGAAATATTGGAAATACATCGTTTTCTGCCTTATAGCAATGTTTATAGGGTTCGTACTGGGTAGGTTAAGCCGAGAGGATAAAACGAGTGTAGAAACGAAAACAATGGTGAAATACGTGCCTTCAATGGTCGTAGTCCGAGATACGATATTAAGACCACAGCCATATAACGTATTTTTACAAGATACGGTTGTTAATGTAATAGAGAGATTGAAGGATGTAGATACATTGGCTATATTAAAAGATTATTATTTGACCAGAGCCTATAATCTTGATTTTTCATCGGATAGTCTTGGAACGTTTAAGGTTGATGCTGAAGTGTCGGAAAACCGACTAATCACCGCAAGGTCGTTCATAAATCCAATCATTAAGACGGTTACACAAGAAACAACCCAAACTATATATAAAGTTCCTACGATACAAATTTGGGGAACAATTGGAGCATCGCCAAAGTTATCTTTACAAAAGATAAGTCTTGGCGTAGATATACGTCAGAAATACCTTTTGGGAGTTTCTGGCATTCACTGGGACGACAAATATAATTATACAGTTGATTTTGGAATAAAATTTTAACATAATATGGATATATACAGTCAGATTGCTGCTAAACGAAAGGAGTTAGAAAGACACCTTTCCAATGCTATTCAGAAATCATTTACTAATGATGAGGTAGCAGATGCAAAACCGTCTGTTAAAGAGCAGATTGATAAGGCGGTTGAGAATGAACTTTCCGATGTTTATGCTGAGCTTGGATTAGTAGAAAAAGCCGTTTACGCAGACACCTCCGAAAACCGTAAACTTGGACGTGTTGGACAGGAGTACACTCGCAAGAAACAAGATGGGGGTAAAACCGAGCATCTAAAACTATTGCAGAAAACCCCCAATAAACAGTCGTACCATCACTTTGAGCAGATGTCGGATAAGGAGTTATCACAATTTATTAAAACGGCAGACCGCTTATCAATAGATAGAACAAATCTTAATGATTTGGCAAGAAAAAACGTTAAACAATGGCGCACTATTGCAGAGCAGGAACGCACAAGTAGAAAGACTGCAAAGAAGTCTTGGGATAATGCCATAGATTTATTAAAATCCGCAGGTTCTGAAGAGTTATTCGAGAAAGCCCACAAAGATGGAGATATGCATCCCAACGGTAAGTGGGTTTGGGTAAGTTCTGCTGCTGGCGGTAAGGGTGACTGGCGTGTAAAGGGAGGTCGTATTCACAAGAAATCTGGCGCCACATCATCTGCATCAAGTCATCAAAATTCAAAGGTTCAACCTAAACAGACTACCAGTTTGTCGAGTAAGGTCGCACAGCGTAAGCAGGTGAGAGAGGCATTGCAGAACGAGTTTGGTACTAATCTTATGACTCATGGCAATATGCAAGGTACGCCAGTGACTGTTGTCTCTAATACAGACGGTACGCTGAGCGTTGAGATTGGTGACCGAGGTGCGAGTGTTGTTGATAAGGTAGAGAAGGTTGCTAAATCCCTTGGTATGGTTTGCGAAAAGGGCACTGGTTCTGCCACTACCAGTAAGTTTACACTCTATGAACCGCTGGATGGTGAACAGAAGAAATCGGATGATAAGCCCGCAGATGCAACGCTGAAACAAATCAAGGGTGGAAGGAGTACTCCTTCAACTTTGGCAAACCTTATGATACATAACGGCACTCAAGCACAGATAGACGAAGCAAAGAAACAGGTGTCTGCCGTTATCAACGCCAGTACGGACGTAGGTATGATTGACGCTACGCTCAACTCCTGCAAAAAGGCAATGAAAGGTTGGGCAGACGAGGGAAAGCCAGCGTGGCAATATGCTATTGATGAATGCAAGAAACGCAAGAAATTCCTGACTACAGAAGCAGGAAAGTTCCAAAAGACGATTTTTGACAAACTGGACTACTATATGGAGAAAGAAGATGCTGCGGATGTTAAAAAGTATTTCATACCAGATAGCAAGGGCTTGAAGCGTAAGGGTCAGAATATGTATCTTGCAGTAGAAACTGGAGAAATGTCAACAATCTTATTAAGGAAATATAAACAAGCCATAACGAAGATGGAAGCTGCTGGTATTTGTCATGTTACGGAAGCGACAGGACATGCTGATGCTATTATGTTACCGAGAAGAAAATGATGCTAATAGTGTAAAAAGTAAGAAAAGTTAATGAAACACGATGAGAGTCATTTCATTCCTTCGCCATACAAGACGGTAACTTCAATGGAAAATACTTTCATTCGGAAGTTTAACGACAATCTTTCGGGTGCTGTTGCGGAGGTATTGAAATATATAGCCAAAGTAACAGCATCCAACGTTAAGGAATTAAGTAACAAAGAGAATAAGAAATGAAGAATTTAGCCAAGGCAATAAATATAAAAAGCATTCAGGAAGCAGAGGAAATCTTGAAAGCAGATGAGTTTCCTGAACTGTTCGAGAAGGCTCATAACGTTGGTGACCTTTTCTTTGTAAATGGAAAGACCTACGTTTACACGGAGTACAAACCAGGAAAATTTGACTGGCATCTTGTTAAACAAAAACCGCATGTTATACAAGGAAAAGGAGTAAATGGTAAACATGGACTTGCTTGCCTTAATGAGGTTTACGGAAAGATAGACAAGAGTTATACAGACCCAAAGAAGATGAACCTCAAACGTACCCCTAATGGTCATTGGCGTCTTTGGTATGATGGTCAGGACACTTGTTCTACGATAGACGGAACTACGATAACGGAGAGCGAGTTGAAAGCCGATGATGTTTGTTATCAGGATAGGCGTTGCGTTGATAATTTCGATATGATAGCAAACAACTATCTGGAGTTCAATTCTCCTGATGATGTTTACTTTGTTCAGGTTATTAAGCGTTGGAAAGATAATAAAGACAAACCTGATGCTGATCAATGGAAAGCCGAGGGTAAAAAGAAAGGCAGTTATCACAGCGGAGCAGAATATTTGCAATATTATCTTATTCATTCAGCTGCGGAACTGGATGCTATAAAACCAGAGATTATAAAGGCTTGTAGCTATAATAATGCACGTGCTTATATTTCTATCAATAGCCGTAGCGAAACCGAAAGTAAGGCTTACATTCAGAAGATGAAGCAGAAGCATTCAGACCCAAATGATCCACGAAATAAGAATGCAGAGCCTATTGTTTACGGAATGGCGAAATCTGGTCCAAATTGGCGTAATACACGTTTGCGTGTTCTTTTGGATATAGATACGCTAAGAGATACAAAGGTTAAAACGCCGCAGGGTCAGACGGTGAACGTTTGGGATGAAACAAAGCGCAGACTTAACCAATATGGAATAAAAGTTGTTGCTGAGTATGAAACGCCTTCTGGCGGTTTACATCTTATTCTGAATAATAAGAACAATAGAAATTTGAAGCCGTTTTTCCGTGGGTTAAGGGATTTTGATGGTGGTAGAGATTTAGACCGACTTGCTACGGTTCATCCATCAGAAGACATAAAGATGGTTTTATATTCCAATGTAGATACATCAGGATATTAAGAATGGTACTTACACTTGCACAAATAAACGATATTCTTGGCATATTGAGAAAGCATAAACTTGTTCTCATAGCCGAGCAACTTGGATTGAACTTTCTATCCCAGCAGGATAAGGATATACTTACGGCTGCTGGGATAGACCTTACAAAATATACTAATAATAAGGGTGTAATTGAACATGCTTATCTTTTTGGTATTCTTTCCGAGGCATTGGGGGATGACCGTGCAAAAAAGATGAATTACGCCCAATTCCAGAAGTTCATAAAGTCTGGTAATTTTATACCCCTGACCGAAGATGAAGAATTTGCTCTACAGCAGTTAAAATTACGAGCCTACACCGACTTAAACAGTCTGGGTAATCGTATTGCTACAGGCACGAGCAACGTGATTATAAGGGCTAATCAGACTACGAAGAAGAAACTTCAGGATGTAGTTAAGGATAAAGCCCAAGAGGCAGTCAAGATGCGGTGGAGTGCCCAGAAATTAGCAAGTGAATTAGGACACGCAACAGGAGATTGGGAACGTGATTGGTTAAGAATTGCGTATTACTTATTGCATGAGGCGTATAATACAGGTCGCAGTAAGAGTATAGAGCGAGAACATGGAACGGATGCTGAGGTTTATTTTACCGTTTATGAGGGAAGTTGTAAACATTGTCGTGAACTTTACCTTACAGACCCTGATGATATAGATAGCGAGCCAAAAGTTTTTAAGTTGAAGGATATTATTGCTAATGGTAATAATATCGGTCGTAAAGCAGATGACTGGTTACCAACGCTTGCTCCAATACATCCATATTGTCGATGTACCGTTAATTATAAAGACCCCAATATGGAATGGGATAGAGCGACACGCAGCTTTAACAAAGTTAAGAAATATAAGCCGAAAAATAAAAAACTTCAGGGTGTTAAACTTAACATTAAAGTAACAAAGTAGTATTATGATTCAGTACACTGGAACAAAGATTGTAAAAGCTGAGCCTATGGAACTTGGTGTATTTGTAAATCAATACCGAAATCCTTATGGTGATGATATTAAAAATCATAGCAGAGTTGAGCCTGGCTATCTTGTGGAGTATGAAAATGGATATAAGTCTTGGTCACCCAAGGAGGTGTTTGAAAGGGCAGATAGAATGATTAACGAAAGAAGTGAGTTGCGCCATCGTATCGTAAAACTTGAAAACTTTATCTACGAAGGCAAGAAATTCCTGGAACTTTCGGAGCGAGAAAAAGACCTATTGAAGGGACAGGTAGTTGCTATGCGAAGTTATTGTGATATTCTTCAGCAGCGTATAGACATTTATACGAAAAATGTATTGAACGCCAATTAGAGAAAATACGAGGTGACACTGGGCTGTTCCACTACCGTCTGAACCAAGGAGCAGTCAATCTTGCCATCATGGTGGAATAGGCAGACACGATAGACTTAAAATCTGTTGAACAGCAATGTTCGTGTGGGTTCAAGTCCCACTGGTGGTACGAAAAGTAAATTGTAAAGAAATGAAAAATAATAGTAAACAAAAATTGTTGTGTGTGCAGCCTCATTCAGATGATATACTGTTGAGTGCGGCACATTTGCTTTTTTCGGATAAATATGAAGTTTCAATATTGACCGTTGAAAATAATCCGAAACGAGTTAAAGAGGATGAAAAATTGTATGAATTTCTTTCTGTTCCATATCATCATTTAACAGTAGATTTTGATGACCAATCTTATTATGGTTATCATAAACAATACAAAGAAGTAACGGTTGACGATAGTCTTGTTTATCTTAATCAGTTTTTTGGAAACGGAGTTCTTGACGAGATAGAAGTTGAGTTAATGGATTATGTTCAAGCATTCCAAAAGAAGAATAAGAATAGTATTGTAGTCGCACCTTGGGGCGTAGGACACCCATTTCATATTTTTGTTCGTAACGTATTGGAGAAATATATATCCTTGCTTTGGTATTATCGTGAATTTCCTCATAGCTACAAAAAGCGTAGTGGGGTTCAGGTTGAGAAGCAAAAAGAACAATACGATTTATTAACCTCAACGCCAGTGGAAGAATTTGCTGATGTTAAGTGGGAATTGGCGAAAAAATTTTACAAATCACAATCGGGATTGCTTTTTTATGAACAGGGCTATATTAAGAAGAATTTGCCTGAAGAAATGTACGTTGATAAAGATGAAGAACTGCCGTTTTAAGTTCACCGTTTCTAACTAAAACGAAAAGAGTTATGAAAATATTATTTGCAGACTTTCGCATAGCGAAGTATGGAGGGATTGTCGCATACGTTAGGGATATGCTACGAGCCTTTCATGAATTAGGTCATGAGGTTGACGTTGCACAATTATCCGCTTCAAGTACAACCCAAAAGACTTATGAAAATAAGGTTAAAGAATTTGAAAGTGGAGAACATCAGCGTAAGATAAAATTTCATAGTCAGTTAGGTGGTTATGAAAAAGATGACATTGTAGGCTATTGGTTCAACACGTATTATGGCTATTTCCTTCCGCCCAGTAATCGTATAGGGGTTTACGAAAAAGATGCGTTAGAGCATTGGCGTAGGCTTACTGCTGATGTAGATATTATTTTATGGAACTTTATGCCTACGAAAAGTAGTGATTGGGATAAGAAAGGAGTTAAGTTTGATTTTTGGTGGAAGTTCTACGATTTACCAGAAACTATAAAACAAGTATTCCTTGTACACGATGCTTACTTTAATGTAAGAGCCTCCAATGTGTCGGCTTTGAAAGATAAGATATTATTTTTAGGTTGTGCGCACCTTGCCGCTTATCAGTGTTGTTCGGAAATAGGTATTTCGAGAACACTGTTACTCAATCCACGTTACGTTCCAGATGGAGCAAAAATGCCCATACGAATGATGCAAAAACGCACCCAAGACTTTTTCGCTGCACATATGTTTAAGTCTATGAAGCATATGGAGGAACTTATTGCGGCTGTTCCATATGTAAACGATAAAAAACGTTACAATGTTTGTATTGCAGGAACTGGAATAGAATACAGCTACATGACCAGTCCTACGAAAACGAAATCTAATTATATGTGCACGTTGAAACGTGACCCAGACCTTCCTGAGGAACTCAACGGAAAGTTAAGTCTTTGGGATAGGGCTACTGAGTATGGAATGGAGTATATGGGACAGATGGCATCTGGTGATGTAGAAAAAACATTGCTTAATACGAAATTTGCGGTTGACCCATCGTGGTCTGACCATTATTCTAAATATTGTCGCACCCACATTAATGGGTTCATAATAGAAGCAATGATGCAAGGTGCTTATCCTGTTTTGAGAGATTATAGAGGATTGACTGAGGAAAGTAAAAGTGAAGAAATCTATGACCCATTGTTCGAGAATATAAGAGCAATAATAATACCTTGGGATGCAACTCCAAAGGAGTTTGCCATTGCGTTAAAGAAAGCCTTAACTATGTCACCCAAGAAATTCTTAAAAGACACACTTCATAATTTTGAGGTAGTTAGGGAATTATTCAATTCAAAGAAAAATGCCTTGGAGATTATTCGGCTTTGTAAGGGTGGAAAGAAACTTGTGAATAAAGAATTGGAGATTGGTCATGATTCAGATAACGTAAAACGTATCACTGAAGATATTATGGAGAATTTCTATGGAATAGAATTACCAATTGAATGGGAAAATTAACTCCAGAAGTGAGAGAATTAGCAGAAAGTGTTTTCCGAGAAGATGGTTATCTTTCAGAAATTGTTAAAAGGAAGTGGGAGAAATAAACCCAAACAATTATTATAAAGAAAATTTGTAATAAAATGTAAATAAAATGAGAAACGAAAATTTGTTAGTTAAGGCTCATAAGCCTGGCGATACCAATTCAAAAGGTTTAATTTGGGGAGAGTACAAGCCAGGAAAATTTGATTGGCGTCCGCAGTCATTCTGGGATAGACAGAAGGGGAAGCAGCAACCTCAGGGAAACGCTAATGCAGCTGCCCCTAAAACAGGCGATGATCAACAGAAACCTGCCGCTAAACCTGCACAGAGTGGAAAGACAGATTTTTCTCAAATGTCTAAACAAGAGTTACTTGATTGGGCAAAGAAAACTATTGATACCACTCTCAGTAAGATTGCTAATGACGAGAATGTACATACAACCGCACGTCAAATTGCTTATGACGAGCTTAAAGGTCGTGGTTCCGATGTATCTAAAATAAATACCAAGGGGTTGAACGTTCCTATGCAGCATAAGCAAGCAAAGGTTCAGTATAAACAGGCTCCAAAGGTAGAGATTAACGTTCCATCTAAGGTTGATGCCCGTGATAAAAATCGTCACAAGATAGTTGATGATATGGACGCTTGGCGTAAGAAGATAGAAGGATACACCGATGATCAATTGTTGAAGATAGTTGGCTCAGACCATATGGGAAACCCATGGCGTCAGCACCTTGCCTATGAGGAGGCAGCAAGTCGAGGCATTGATGAGTCAAAGGTTAAGGTTGGTCAAACGCTTAAAGACCTTTGGAGGCGTGAGGAGCAACGTGCTAAGATGACTGGTGATGCAAACGACAATAAAGGGGATGAGGATGAAGATGTGCAGTCCTTTGACTATGGGTTAGGAGATTTTGACTTGGATGGTTTTAAGAGTAAGTTTGACGAAGGTGACACTGCTTGGGATAATCCAGATAATCCAATAGTCAAAAAGACATTTGACCTTAATAGTTTGCATGGACGTAAGATGTATGACCGAGTTCGTTATGCTCTTAGAACTGAAAGTTCAAGGTATAAGAAGCCTGAAAAGCAGATACAGCAGATGGCCAGAGGTTTTTTGCAGTTCACGAGTAAGGGAAGTACACGCCCACTTTGCGTATGTTATGGTGGTGCAGGTGTAGGTAAAACTTATACGTTAAAAACATGTTTGCGTGAAGTAAACATGATGGAAGAGTATGATCCATCAAATCCTAATCAGGGGGATGATTACGATTGGGTTGTTTCTCCGCAAGTTAATAGTATGGCTAAACTTGCTAAGCAGCTCAATCAGCATAATGGTAAAATAGTTATCTTTGACGATAATGACGACATTCTTACTGACCCTGAAATGGCCAACCTCATGAAGACATTAACCGATGGTGACCCCAACTCTCGTTTCTTTCCAGAGTACGATGAAAGGGGCAAACCTACTGGTAAGAATATGAAGTTTACTGGTAAAATTATTGTCTTGACAAATAAGAGTAGTGATACATTATCGAAGAACGAAGATGCGAAAGCAATTATGTCTCGTGGTACCAAGATGGGGCTAAACTTTACAGTTCAGGAAAATCTTGAAGCACTACAAAATCGTTACAAGACAATGAACACTGGCGTAGAAATTGACGGTTTTGATGAGGGTTCACAAGAGGATCAGGAATATCGTCAGCGTATTTTTGATTTCATTAATGATCATAAGGATGAATTAGACCCCAAAACTTTTACTGTTCGTAAGTTTAATGAGCTTTATGAGCTTGGAGCACAGGAGATATTAGCGAATAAGGTTGCTTCATCTTCACAAAAGATGCGTGATTTCCTTGGTGATGATGATAATCTTGAAGACATTTGGTTAGATAATCTTAACAAAGCAGACGATGACGATATGAATAATGATAATAATGATTTAGCCTTTTATGACCCTGATTGGTCGGATGATAATCTTACTCCATTGCAGAAGAAAAGGCTTGCTCAGCTTGATAAGAAGATTATGGACGGAGTAGGTACTGACGATGATAAGGAGGCTGAAGAGAGCGGAAATAAGAAGTCTAAAAAGAAGCAGAAGAAAGCAACAAAGGCTGAAAAGGCACTGAAAGATGAATTCGGAATGTCTCTTGATGAAGCAGAAGATTTACTTTTGGGTTAAATATCGTTATGACTTAATAAGCAATGAATAAAGATAATTTACGCAAAGCAATTGATACGCTTGCTCTCAATTATACCGAGGGCAACGTATCAATTGACGTTTTAGAGAAAGCCTGTAGAAATTACAAGGCTGCAATTGATTTTAATCAAGACTTTGATTATGACCTTATAGTAGCCAAGTCTTTAATTGATAAATTAAATGGTTTGCCTATGGACGATGAACTTAATAAGGCTATTATTCCAGGGCAAACAAAGGTTATTGACGGTGTTACTTATGTATATTCAGCAACTAAGCAAGGTAGTAAGACGAAGTATGACTGGCATATTGTAACTACTAATCAACAGGGTAAGGCCACTGGTAGAGGGATTAACCTTAACGCTACTCAGAAACAGCAAAAACAACAATATATAAATGATTTATTTCCAAAGGATATTTCGAGCCTAAAAGTTGTTAAGCCGTTGAGTGGAAGTACAGGTGCGCAGCTTGTAGAGGATGTCGATGGTAACCAGTATGTAATGAAAAAGGCTGGCAGTGGCTTATTAACCAATGATATGGTTAAGAATGAATACCTTGCTAATCAACTTTACGATATGCTGGGGGTGCGAGTACCAGATTATGAGTTATACAACGAAGGCGGAACGAATATATTGTTAAGTAGGTTTATTCCTGGGCTTACTGGCGTGGATCAACATAGTAGTCAAGCAGATAGAAAGGCTATGGCGGCGAATGCTATGTGTGATGTCCTCATGAATAACTGGGATGTTTTTCAAAACGATAATACCAATAAGGATGCTGCTGGACGAATTATCCGTGTTGACAATGGAGGAAGCCTTGCAATGAAGGCTCAGGGGAAACCTAAACCCTTTAATGACGACATTGAGAAAAATTATAATGACATGGTGCGCTATAATCAGGCTATCTTTGGTGAGTTGTCTGATGATGAAATCATAGTGCAGATTAAGGACATAAAGAAACGTAAGGCTGACGTTGTAAACTATTTGCGGCTAACAGGTGAAGATAAGTTAGCAGACATATTCGAGAAGCGCATTGACAACCTTACCAAGATTGAGAAGCGTATTTATTTTAAGAAGAATGTTGGAAAGCGAAAAATACTGCCCCGCAAACTGAAACCTGAGAAAGAAATGTATCGTGCATTTACTGATGATGAAGTTCAGGAGTTCTTTGATAATGCGGTTGGAAATAGTGGAACGAAGAAGGTTGAGTATAAGGGTAGTCAAGGTTGGGACTTGATACATACTGTTTGTGAAGCACGTGGATTTACCGCACGTCCAAGGGTTGTTACCGAAACGGAGTATTGGAATGAGATAAGTAAGGGTAAAACGCAGCTTTTCCGAGGGTTACATGACACATCGGGGTGTTCAATAGATTATCAAAAAGACGATTTCAAGTATGGCGATGACTTTTATGTGGGTCAGCAGGGTATCTACGGAGGTGGCTTATACGCTACCGTGAATGATGGTGATAAGTACGGTGGTAAGACTGATAGAAGTAAGGGTGCTTATAGAACAAGTACAGCATTCAGTTACGCATCCAGTGGTTATGGACAGAGTAGTGATGAGAGTACTTTGTTAATGGCATTGGAGGATGATGTTAAACTGATTGAGTACAATGAAATCAAGAAGATGCTGGAATCTGACCCAGCATTACAAGTAAATAATAAAAACCTGAAGAAAATCGGTGCACTTCAGAATGAACTTGATGGATTAACAAAAGATATTACAAAGTTAAGTGATGACCTTTTACACGTAGGGGATAAGGTTAAGCAACAGGTTTACTCTGATATGCATTACGATGAGAAAGCCGTAACTGAACTTTACGATGAGATTGACGATTTAACTGATTGGGGAGCCGTAGATGCTAACGGTGATCCAGATTTTCCTAAATATAAAGAGTTTGTCGAAGGAAAGATTATTCCATGGGTAGAGGCCAATGGCGGAGAGGTTAAGAGAGAGCATGGACAGGTGACACTTAAAATGCCTAATAGCCCTCATAAGTTTACGATTATGCAATATCAATGGGATATGCCTTCTATTATTCGCAGACGCAATAGTTTATCACCTCATTATCATAATTATGCAAAGAGATTTGAAATATGGTTTGAAACAAATCATGTGAGCATCGTTAAGGCAAAGGTTGATGAGGAAATGAAGACTGTCGGCGACAAAGTTACTAAACTCAAAGATGAAATTAGTAATAAACAGCAAGAAGCAAGTAAGAAGCAAGACGAGATACATAAACTTCAGACGGGCGATAAAGAGCCTGATAAGAATATGTATCACGCTATTGAGGCAAGTCTGGGTGGTTGGGAGTCAGATTGTGCATTAGGTTTGTATGCTGTCTTGAAAGGGTACGATGGTATATATATTCCTAACGGTAATCACTCTCATACTGGATTTGTTTCTATGCTAAACAGAAGTAAGATAATTGTAAAGCAGTAAGAATTATGATACAAAATATGCAAAAGGTTGACGTAGTTGCAGCTGTTATTGGACGATTTGTAAAGAGTGGGCGTCCAAGTGATATTGTTCCGTTTAAGGGGAAGTTTCCTTTGGTAAAGAATTACGAAAATGAGCAATATGAAAAGGACATCCACACTTATGATGAGATAAAGGACTGCCCTGAGAAACTTCAGGATATTATGTACAAGGGTTTAACAATGCATAATATTGAGAGCGATTTTAAGGAATATCTCAGAAATCAGAATATAGATGTAGAGAGTTTTAAGGCTATGTCTTCAGAGGATAAGGCAACGGAGCTTGTACGTTTCTTCGATGGCAGTTCTTTGTCCTTGGATGCTTTGAGGATAAATTAATAATGGTGACTTTATATGACAATATTATCCGAGAGTTTGAAAAACTGGCAAACGTAAGGTTTGATTACAGCCGTTTCAAGACCATAAGGGAGTTTCAACAATATTTCAAGGGGATAAAGAAATAAGCATTATGGAAGATAGAATTTGTACAGACCCTAAACAAGCACGCAAGGAGTTAGAGGAAATTGCGAAAGAGTTAGGCTTGCCAATCGAAGATGAGCGAGTGGTTTTAGAATGGAGCAATAGGGGTAATTGGCATAACCAAAGGGTTGCCGATGAAGTTTTGATACCTTTATACTATTCCAAATCAAAAGAAACCACCTCCTAATAAAATTTTGTTAAACAACAACTATAATTATAGCGGACAATATAAGAGAGTTGTTCGCTATTTTTATGGCAAATTTTGAAGAAGCATATAAACGTACTTGTCGTTTTGAAGGAGGTTATTCTAACGATAAAAACGATAGCGGCGGAGAAACCTACAAGGGAATAAGCCGCAAGAATAATCCTAAATGGAGTGGTTGGAGTATTATTGACAGTTGTAAAAAGAAATCTAATTTTCCAAAGATTTTGGATTACAACGATAAACTTCAGTCATTAGTTAAGGATTGTTATCGCAGTAATTATTGGGAGCCTATATCTGGCGATAAAATAGAAAATCAAAAAGTGGCAAATGACCTTTACGATACAGCCGTTAATATGGGTGTTGCCACAAGTATCAAACTTTCACAGCGTCAGTTTGACATTAAAGAAACTGGACGAATGAATGATGATTTATTAAGTAAGTTAAATTCGGTAGTATGAAAAAGATTGGAGATATTTGCACAATAAGTTTTCTTGTAATTGCCGTAATCAGTTGCGTTGCAGGATTTGTAATTAGTCTTGGTAGTTGTTCTACTACCAAAACCGAGCAAGTGGTGAAAATAGATACGGTTTTTGTTACTACGGTGATAAAAGACACCGTACTGGTAGATAACCGTGAAGAAGTAGAAAGCCTTGCTAAACGCTTAAAACAAGCGCAGGACAGCACTAAATTTTATCGGGATAGCGTAACATACGAAAACTATATAAATGCCAGACGGATTGAGAAAATAAATTACTATTTGAATTGTGTGAAGAAAAATAGTAAGAACAAAAAATATTTCTACGGTTGGATAAAACGTACAATGTCAGAATAAATTTACCAAGCAACAGTTATAATAGTTTTGTAAGATAAAACTCAACAAAACGAGTAGATATGAACAATTTTAATTTTTGGTGCCCAATAGATAATTTTACCAAGGCTATTGATGAAAAGACTGGCGAGGAAATTATGCTGCTTGGCGGTATAGCATCCACGGCAGACGAAGATAGTGATGGTGAATTTCTTGACCCCAAAGGTTTTGATATAAAGCCGTTGTTAAAAAGTGGCTTTGTAAATTGGCATCATCAAGCAAAGACTAATCCAGCTACAATCGTAGGAGAGCCTACCAAGGCAGAGATACGAAAAGATGGACTATATATAGAAACAAAACTTTATCCGTCATCGGAAGTTGCACAAGAGGTTTGGGGATTGGCCAAAACTCTTGATATGGATAGCAAAACACGCCGTTTAGGATATAGTATTGAAGGAAAAGTTTTGGAGCGTGGTTCTGAGAACAAGAATGACCCTGCTTATAAAAAAGTTACCAAGGCAATAATTACAGGCGTGGCAATAACCCATATGCCTAAAAATCCGAAAACCTTTGCGAATATAATTAAAGGCGAAATTGACGATGATTTGGAAGACGAGACAGATGTTCCAGAGGAAACCAAAGAAGAAGCCAAAAAGCGCAAGGAAGCAGAGAAAAAATATTATAAAGGTGTAAATCTTAAAGAGAAATCTTTAAGTGTTGAGGGGAATGGAAAGCCGCTTGTAAAGGAAAGTGTTGAAAAGAAGTTAAAGGTAACTACTTTTGGAAAATCTGAAGTAATGGAACGACTTTTCCAAGACATTCCAGGTATAAGTATTGAAAAAGCAAAGGAAATTTATACATTAATTAAAAAAGTTTCAAATATGGCAAAGAAAAAGATGGTCACCGAGGATGACATCACAAAGGCTTATGATGCCCTTGGATTGACTCCTGACACCACTCTATTTAAGGGTGAAGACACCGATGAGCCTGATGACGAGGAAAATCCTAACGATGACGTTGAGGATGATGCCGAGGAAGATGGCAAGGATGAAAAGGTAAAGAAGGCCAAAACCGAGGAAACCGATGATGAGGAGCCTGAAGATGAGGAGCCTGAAGATGACGAGGAAGAAGATGATGACAAAGAGGCAGAAAAGGCTCAGTTATTCGGTCGTTTCAGTCGTATCGAAAAGGCTTTGGCAGTTTCTCATCTGAATCAGACGAAGTACATCAAGGCACTTGGTGTAATGGTTAAGGCTTCAAATCAGCAGCTTGAAAAGGCTGTAGATGCACTTAAACTTGCTAATGAGAAAATTGAAGAGCAATCCGAAATTATTAAATCTCAAGGCAACGAGATTAACGATTTAAGCGAGCGTTTAGAGGCATTTGGCTCTGGCGTAAATGCACCGAAATCACTACGTCATTCCGCTCCAGTAGAACGTAGTTTTGGTAAGGCAGAGCAGAACGATATTGAGAAGGGTGGTAAGAGCGTAAGCATCAAAGACCGTCATGCAGTATCGGAAATTCTTGACCAGGCAACGTTCCAGAAAGGTTATGATGATGAGTTCAGTAAGGCTTGTGTAGGCTTTGAGGCAACAGGTCGTATCGCACCTAACATCATTTCTCGTATCAAGCAAGAATACGGAATTTTAATTACTGAGTAACAATAAGATTTTTAACATTCTAAATAAAGAAGAAAATGGATAGACTTTCAATCAATCTTTCTGACTACGCTATTGCGGGTAATGGCTGGGGTGAAACCAGTCGTGAGGGCGTAGAGCAGCTTACCAAAGCCCTTGCTGCTGGGGACATTACAGGTCGTGAAACCACTGACCGTTATGATGCGTCGGGTGCGCCTTTGAAGGTAGAGTCATTGGAAAAGACCCTGAAGCACATTACGTTCCGTGAGCAGGATATCAAGTTCTGGCGTGATATTCCTAAACAGCCTGCCTACAATACAGTAGTAGAGTACAACCAGATGGTAAGTTACGGTCGCAATCGTGGCGGTTTCAATGCTGAGGGTGAGTTACCTGAAGAGGAGGATAGCATCTACGCACGTAGAGCGCAGTTCGTCAAGTTCCTTGGCGTAACGAAGTCCGTGACTCATCAGATGACCTTGGTAAATACCATGATTGGCAACATTATGCAGAAGACCATCAAGGATGGAACACTCTGGCTGATGCGCCGTTTGGATGAGGCTCTGTTCTACGGTAATAGTAAGATGAACCCATTGGAGTTTGATGGACTGCTTGCTCAGCAGGAGTATTCTGACGTTTGGGCTAATCGTGCCGCTTATTACGACAGTGATAATGTAATCGACATGCGTGGTGCTTCACTTTCCGAGGAGGCTATTGAGGCTGCTGCTAATACCGTTGTTGAAAACTACGGTTTGGCTACTCAGCTTTATTCTTCACCTGCTGTTCTTTCGGGATTTGTTCGTCAGTTCTATGGCAATAAGTTCATCATGCCTAACACCCAGGCTCTGACTAATGGTATTATGGGTCAGCGTGTACAACAGTTTGAGAGTCAGTTTGGTTCAATCGGCTTGAATCAGGATGTATTCTTCAAGAAGCGTCCAGCAAAGACTGCAAGTAGCGAAGCAGAGACCGACAAGGCTCCAAATGCACCTACGATTGCCGTAACAGCTGTTGCGAGTGATGCTAATTCTCTGTTCACCGCTGAAGATGCTGGTAACGTAACTTATGCTGTAAGTGCATTCAACCGTTATGGTGAGTCTAAACTGGCAGTTGCAGAAGCAGCAACCGCTATTGTTGCAGGTGGAGCCGCTGATATCACTATTACCGATGGCGGCGGTACCCATAAGGCAACCGCATACCGCATCTACCGTAGCGAAACTGGTAAGACAGGCACTTATTATCCTATCTTTGAGGTGTCGCTTGACGATGTAACTCGTGGACTTGATGGAGCAGCTGCTGGTTCTATTCGTGACCTCAACCGTTTCATTCCTAACTGCGACCAGGCAATGGTTCTTCAGTTTGACGATGAGGTTGTAATGTTTGATCAGCTTGCACCTATGATGAAGATGGATTTGGCAATGCTTAGCCCTGCCTACCGCTTCATGATTTTGCTCTATGGCACACCGTTGCTTTATGCACCAAAGAAGATGGTTCGTATCATCAACATTGGAGCATATAAGAAGGCTTAACCGTTAAGTGTAAAGTAAGTTGATGAGAGAGGGGTGGGACAACGCAAGCCCCACCCCTTTTATTTTAACAAATCCGTAAAATAAAAGACAATGAAAATTATTGCAAAAAATCCTCAAGTAAAATCAATGAAGTTAGTCGTTCCTTTTGATGGAACTATTGATATTGATGCTAACGGTTGCGCTGAAGTATCGGAGAAGTGTGCTGCTGCCCTTGTACGTGGTACTAATGACTGGAAATATGAAGGTGAAGAGGAAACCCAGGCGAAAGACGGAAAGGCAGAAATCAAGGATGAGGATGCCCAGATGATTGCTGGTATTAAGAAGATGAAGTTAGAGGAACTTATTTCTACTGCCCAGGAAGCAGGTTATCCTGAGGATGAGTGGAAGAAGTTTGCTAACAATCAGAAGAGTGGTGCAAAGTTAATGGCTGCATATCTTATCAAGAAGTATAATGAAGCAAAACTCAACGCTGCTGAGTAAAAGACGGACTTTGGATTTAGTCATTATATAGATACGAAATTGCCTGCCTACGTTTCAGTCAATCGAAATTAGGGTAGGCAATTTTTACTTAATAACAAGAAACGTATGCCGAGTATAAGATTAACAATAGCGTACAATAAGAATGAGGGATTGTTGATAAGTCCTTCGGAATTGCGTGAAAATTATTTGTTTGGTATTCCTGTTTGCACTTCAGATGGAAGAAAGTTATCTGCCCAAACGATTAAACAACATATATCGGCTGCGCAGAAACGTATAGAAACCTTATTCAGCATAAAACTAAACCGTCAGGTAATATGTGAGAGTAAGGATTTTAACCGACAGGAGTGGTTGGTATGGAACTTTGTTAAGAGTACCTATCCAGTTGCAAGACCAATAAATTTATTTGGATTTATCAACGCTGTAAGGCAAGTCACGTACCCAGCCGAGTGGATAAGTATAAAACACAGTGAAGCAGTTGCAGCTTGGCGTAATGTTTACATTATTCCTAATACAGATAGCGAACATGGTGTTAATATAAATAATCAAGGACTTATCTTTAATGGTGTTCTTCCATTTACTCTTTACCAAGGTAAAGAGTATATTCCAAATTATTGGCACATTAAATACATTACAGGTTGGCCAGCAGACCAAATACCTGATGACCTTGCTGACCTTGTAAGTAAGTGGGCTGCAATAAATGTACTTGCTATAATCGGGAATTACCTATATGGCGTGGGGCTCAGTTCGCTTAATATTTCCTTAGATGGCGTAAGTCAGAGCCTTCCGTTTAAGAATGGACGTTTTGGTATGTTTTCAGACCGCATCGAATTATATAAAGATGATATAAATCAGGTCATGGAAACAATGAAATATATTTACAAAGGCTTAACGTGGACAGTAGTGTGATATGAGTGAGAAGAAAAGCATATTAACGACACATCCAGTAGTTGCTTCAACAGGAGCATCTTTGGAGTTACCGAAACCAATGTGGGATGTTGGTAAGTTCAACAGCCTTATTTGGAACAACGGTTATCATGCCTATATAGAGAAAGCCCTTCGTTGTCCTTGTGTTGATAGAGCGACAGGTCAAGCATCCAGCGTAACGTGTCCTAACTGCATGGGGCGAGGATGGTTTTTCGTAGATAAGCGAGAAACAAGAGTTATAAGCCAGTCTATGGTGAATATAAGGCGTAACTCTGACATAGGCGAGATAAACCGAGGAACGGCACGTATTACCACGAGAGCAGTTGATAAGGTAGGTTTTATGGATAGGATTATTCTGGATGACCTATTGGCATGGTATTCCGAGGTATTACGCCCAGTGATGTTTAACGGTGAACTTGTGGCATATCCAATCTATGAACCATTGGATATTTCCAATATATTTCTTTACACTGGAGCGGATAAAAAATTATTGCCGTTAAACGCAAGTAAATATACGGTTGAGGGTAATCGGATAGTTTTTGATGAAAGTATTATTGATGAAGTAGAAGTTACGGATGTTAATCAGAAAACACCTGATATTTCTATTTCGATACGATATTCATATTATCCTGTATATCACGTTCTTGATGTTAATCGGGAACTTATGCGTGTGCGACAAAAAGGATGTAATTACAGCGATGACCAACTAACGGATATGCCTATACTTTGCGAATGCCGTAAAAGCCATTACATATTCGATAACCAAATTTGGGGTCGTGAAGTAGTAGATAATACAGTGACAGAATAAAAGGAGAGAAAATATGCCAAGTCCTATAAATATCGACTTGTCGGGCTTAAAATCCCAATTTGGGCTGCAAACTAAAACGCTTGACCAGATGACGGAACTTTGTGTAAAGGCAGTTACGGCTGCTATTTATACGAAGTGGCAGGCTTTGGCTAAAAAGGAATTACACTCCACGGTTCCTGAATATCTACAAAATCTTCATGTTGTTGACAAGGGGCGTTTTGCGAAACAAATAATCTTAACAGGTGTATTACCTACAATGATTGAGTCGGGAGCTGACGCTTTCGATATGAAAGAGGGGTTCAAAAACTCCAAGTGGGTAAAATATACTGTTCCTGTTTACAACGCAAAAGGTAACGTAGTCCATCCAGGTGGTGATTGGTACCTTACAATTCCATTCCGTTACGGTACTCCAGGGATAGTGGGACAAGCTGGATTTGCAAACGAAATGCCTCAGGAAATCTATGACCTTATGGTTCATCGGGCAAGGGGTGTTGCACTTACAGCACGAGAAATACCTGCACCCTACGATGTACCCAAGAGCCGTGCGGCAATTATGGACGATGCTGGAAAACTGCTTTATGCGGAATATCAACATAAGTCATCTATATACGAAGGATTGACGAAACGTAGTGCTGCGTATAATAAGGTTGTTCAAAATACTTATGGAACATTCCGTAGGGCAGGAGAGCGTTCAGACCCAATGTCGTGGATACATAAAGGGATCAGAGCCTATAATTTAGCGGAAAAAGCCATTGAGCAAACAGATGTTAATACAATAGTTGAAAATCAATGCACCGAATTTTTAGATAAAATATTATGACAGGAATAGTTTTACCAGAAGTAATTATATACAATGCCCTGGAAAGCATTGTTAAATATATCCGAAAAGACCTAACAGAGAAAGAGGATGAAACGCAGACTATTCTCTATAAGCTGCTTGGTGAGAATATAGACGGAAAGCCTATAAGGATGAACCGTTGGAATTTCTTTAATCAGGCAAAAAAGATATTTACTGACAGGGGAAATCTCAGTGTAAATTTTGGGTATAATTTTGAAGTAGCGAAGATTATTTCTTTACATATAATTTTACCTTCGGAGGAAGCGGCGGAAAGTGCCGTTGGTCAAGATGAAGGATATGGCGATGAATATGATGAAGAGTTGGGGTTGCAAGAGTTCTTCACCCAGAATTTCCATAGTAACTATCAAGTAATGATAACCAGTAATAACAGCAGCGAGGTTCTTACAGTCTATCATGTTTTGAAGTGCATGCTGCTTATGATTATACCTCACTTGGAGATTATGGGGTTGCGTCTTAACAAAATATCGGGTAATGATGTAATGTTTAGGGATGAAATGATGCCCAATGGTATTTTTCATAAAGTTCTCAATCTAAACTTTAATTATGAGTTGAAGGTTCCTCAGCTTATTCGTAAGGAAGCAATAAAGGGAATAATTATTGAGGGTCATCTTTTGGAAAATATTAAGGATATTTGTACAAGATGTAATGAGATTACAGAACAATCATAGCAATAACAAGTATTATATTTTTGAATTGAGTAATTTTTAACTTTAATATAAAAGAAAAATGGCAACAGTAGTAAATTTTCACGGAAAAAACTACATTGAGCCTGGTGCTTATGCGGTCACCGTCTATAACCCTACATCGGTCGTAAACGTTAGCGAGTTTGGTAACGTTATGATTATTGATACTGGGCTTGCTATTAACGGTGATTACGAATTTGCAGGTGGCTCTGGCGTGAACGGTGAACTCAGTAAGGGTTTGAAATCCGTTTACGAATTTGACAATTATGAGGACTTTCTCTCATTCATGGGTGGTGGTTTAGTAGGAGATATTGCTGAAAAAATCTTTACACCTATGGATGGCACGGCTGGCGCACCTAAACTTTACTACGCACGTGCAGCCACGACTACCTGTGCAAGTATCGTTCTTAAAGCAGGCACTGGTTCTCTTGTTCTTAAATGCAAGAATGAGGGTACGGCTGGCAACGGTGTGTTAAGCGATGACGGTGTGCTTAAAGTTGGTTATGCGGCACGTATCGTTACTGGTACTGATGATGCTACAAAGTTTAAGTGTCAGATTTACAAAGGCAACTATATGGGCGTTGATGCCGATGGCGAGCCGTTTGGTAGTTATTCCTATGACCAGGCATCTGGAAACCTCATTAGCGAGAGTGAAGAGTTTTCAACTCTTGGAGAACTTTACGAATGGGCACGTGCAGATAAGTACGTTTTGGCCAATTTCGTAGTAAGCATGACAGGAGAGACAACTCAAAAACTTTCTGCTGTTGCGCTTACAGCAGCGTCTGGCGGAACAACGAAGTATCTTTCTGATACGGAGTATGCCGACATTTTGGAGGCAATAAGTGAGTTAGATATTTCGTTCTTTTTGGCTACAAACACTACCGTAGGAAAGGGCATAGATGCTGCAACTACTGGTAAATTGTTTACTGCTATTAAGAATGACTTCAAATATACGGAGTTCTTGGTAATCCCTGGCGGAAGTTCCGATGACGACTTATTGGGTGAGTCAGACACTTCTCAGGCTATTGCTAAATACTACAATAGCAGTCAGGTTGTAGTTGTTCACGGTGCTCCAATTGTAACCCGTGATGATGGTAACGGAACAAAACAGTTATCAAGCATCTATCTTGCTGCTACGATTATAGGACTTTGTGCAGGTGGCGCACCGCAAACGCCTTTAACTTTCCAGCGAGTAGGTTATCAGGCATTTGCTTATGACCTGAAGAAGAAAGAGCGTGAGAAGGCTTTACAGGCTGGTATCATGCATGTTCGTAACGTATCAGGGTACTGGTGTATCAACCAAGGGGTTACTACGCTTCAGGATAATAAGAAGATGATTGCTAACGATGGACAATCAATGGAACTTTCAGTTGAACTTATTAAGGCTCAGTTGAACAAGGAAATGATTGTTGATGCTGCAGCACGTTTCGTAGGAAAGACCGCTGCCCAGGCATCTGCTCAGACGGTTAAGAATTTCGTGGAGACAAAACTCCAGTCTTTAACTGCAAGTACGGATAGTGACAACCTGATAATCGACTGGAAGAATGTTAAGGTTACGGCAAAGAACAGTGACTACTATATCACTTACGACTTTACAGCTAACCTTCCTGTTAACAAGTTATTCTTTACAGGAAATATCTTGGATTTGGATGTTACTGTCTAAATTGTTTAACGAATTAAAAAGAAGAATACAATGGATACAGAAAGAGCAATGACCGCACCGTTAGCGATTATTCAGATAAATAGCGTAACGGTTGGAAAAATGAAAAATGTCCGAATTACAGAGAATATTCGCCGTGGACGTGTTTCTGGCCTTGGACGCTTAACTGCTACTGAATTACCTGCATTGGAATGGCAAGGAACTCTCAGTTGTTCGTCTTATACGATTAACTTCAATCTTTTGGCGAATAAGATGAAAAAGGGATTTTTCCGTAATGCAGGTACTCTGGAGGCATGGGCAAACGCAATCCTTCTTCAAGAGGATGGACTTGAAATTGCAATCCTTCGTAAGGTAAAAGACGGAGAGATTGACACAGATACAGGTTTGGTAAGTACCAAATATGAAAATTTTGCAAAGGTTACGGCTGCTTTTGCTACACGTGAGGGTTTTGATCTTCAGGAAGGACAGATAAGCGGTCGTGATACAGATTTTGAGTATTTGGAGCCCATCTTGTATAACGACATCGTGTAACAAATACATTCACGTACAGTTATAATTTAGGCGTATTTCCGACTATGGTTGGAGTACGCCTAAATTTTGTATAATAAAAACAGTTCAAGAAAATGGAAAGACAAAAAACTTTCAAAATCGGTGAGCGACAGTTTGTTGCTAAATTTCCTAACGTAGGTCAGATAATTGACCTGGAGAGTTTCAAACAGGCATTAACCAATAACCGTTATGGACAAATGGCAATGTCTGGTATTGCAAGCATGTACTTTGCGCTTGACCTTGTGGATGCAATAGCATTTTATAGTGTAATTGTTCCAGAGGTAGGAAAATATTTTGACATCTCAAATTTCGCTGCTATTCCTTTGGATAAGGCAAAAGAGTTTATCAAGGCTTATCAAGAGCAGATAAAGCCGTGGGTTGATAAAACTATGTCTGAACTGAAAGAAGTAGGAAAGAACGATGGAGAAACTAAATCCGAAAAGAACGATTAAAGATGAGATAGAGCATTTCATATTTAATTGGCACGAATTTTCCTTTGATTATTGGTGGAGGAAAAAATACAATATTCCTTTCGGTTCTCAACGTCATCGTGAAATGAATTTCATAGACATGGCCGTGGAGTACCGAGAGGAAATGTTGTTAAAGGAAATGGCGGACAAAGAAGATATAAAAGACGAAGAAGCCGTTGACCGCCAATTTGGATTAAATGAAGGAAAGAAAGAAGTTATAAAGATGACAAAAGAGGAGGTTGATGATGAATACGAAAATCTTGACCTATCTCAATTTGATAAGAAATAGAAAAGTATGCCTGACGTAATAGTTAATGTGAACGGAAACGTACAAGGTGGAACAAATCAACAACCTGCTACTGGCGGTAACGGAAATAATCAGCAACAGCCGTTACCGCCACGTACAGGAACTATACCACCTAATCCAAGCACTCCTCAGCCTTCTAATAATCCTCCAGTAGGAACTCCAGGGGGAGGTGGTAATAGTGGCAATCCAAGCAATTCTCAGCCGAATACAGGCAATGAAATGCCTGCTATGCCTACCTATGACCGAATGGCGCAAGACATTCGTAGGGAAATATCTGCCCGTGGTGTAATGCTTGTTCCTGGTTCTGCTAACTTTACGCAGTTGATGAATACGATAACGAGTCAGCAGCGTAATCAGGCTTTCGCTCAAATTGACCAACGGCATGCGGAAAAAGTTACAGATACACAAAAGGCATATGATGAAAGACAGAAAGCCGAGATAGATAAGTTAGAGGAGGAACGTAAGCAGAAACTTCAAGGACAAACTTATCAAGGGGCCATTGATAATATCAACAATCGTTACGATAACCGTATAAAAAATGTAACTGATAATCTTACCATTGAAAGAGGACTGGCCATTAATAAGCTGAATGAGGATGCAGATAATGAAAAATCACAAGTAGAAAAAGACCTTGCAAAAATAGCAGCCGAGATTGTTCAGGAGTTAAAGAAAGGACAAGGTGGTTCAGGAAGTTATCTTGGCGGTTTACGAGAGAAATACAACGAGGCAATCCAAAGACGGAATAACGCTCAAACCGAGGGTGAAGCAATAGCAGCAAGCCGTGAGGCTGCTGCTATACAAGCCCAAATTCAAAGAGGCATGGGCGGTGGCGGTAATCCGCTTCAGCGTTTTAGGACTGGTTGGGGGAATATTGCTAATATTGCAGGCGTAGGCATGGAGGCTTATAATGCCTATATGGATAATACTCGAAAGGAAATTGGTGAGGTTAATCAAGCAAGTTCAGGCGATTTTATTGGAGCCATGCAAGCAGATTTAGAGCGTAGGCGTGGTAATTGGGCTAAGGCAGGCGGATTGATAGGTGCTGGAGTGCTTGGGACAGTGGGAGCGATATTTGGTGGTGGCCTACCTGGTGGAGCGGGCGGGGCAGCAATAGGTGGAGCGGCTGGTAGTTGGATAGGTTCATCTGCGTTTAATACTTTTTATGGCGGAAAGGAAGAGGAAAATCAGCTGGCGTTGGCGAGTCTTTGGGCAAGTCAAGAAAAACGTATTAACGCTTACTCAGACCTTGCATTGATAAATAATCGAGCCAGTGGTAAGGGTGTAGAAGCTGAGCGTAATCAGCTTGTTCATGATTTACCTGACGTGAAGTCATATGGAATAGGAGTTCACGATTTAGGGCTTACCGCTCCAGAATTTGCCCAACATGTTCGTTCAAGACTTTTACAGCGTGGCTATGCAGATAGTATGAGTAGTTACGACATGGCTTGGCGAGCATTGGAGCAAGAAAGTCTTGAGAAAGTTTATAACATGTCCTCTGGAAGTCTTGGGCAGCTGAGTTCTTATGATAGATATACGACAAATAGACGACATAACAATGCTACTCAAGATGTAGCTAATCTTGTAGCGAGCCTTGCACGGAGAGGTACACTTGGAATGTCAGGAGGTCAGACATTCCGCACAAATGAGTTTGTAAATTATCAGATGCAGCTCATGGAGCAGCAGAAAGCCTTTATGAACCCTGATTCAAATTATGCTCAGAGGGTTTTGCTTGCTGCTCAAAACGCCTTTGGGAATAATCTTGATAGTCGTGCTATATCGGAATATGGACAAATAGAGAATGCCGTAACGCATCCACAAGAAGGATATAGTAAGGCAATACTTTATGATGTTATACAAAATCAATTTGCTGATACAAGGGGAAATCTATTAAAGATAAGAGAAAAGCAATTTTCAGATGACCCCAATGTTCGGATGCAGATACAGCAGGCTATGTTTAAGCGTTTGACTCAAATATATGGCGGGGTTGATACAACATCGGGATATTTAGCACTCTCTCAATACACTGGCATTGAAAACCCCAGGCATTTAAGGGCATGGGTGAATCAGATACGAAACGGACTGCCGCAAGTAAGTCAAGGTAGTGTTTCTGGTGATATGTCCGCTATGAATGAATATACCCCTGAAGCATCTAAAAAGATGTTAAAATATCAAGACCAAATTACATCTGCTATTAACGAGAATTTAGGCTCAATGGTAGATTTATCTCAAAAAATGCTTGATCAATTTAACGCAAAGCTGTATAAGATAATAAACGAATTGAGTAATCATTAACAAAATGGGTAGAGTTCTAAAACTATATTGTAACAATCCAAGCCTTACTACGGTAAAGACTTTTGGAGAGTTCTATAAGATACGGTTCAACGATAAGTTTACGGTGAACAACTTTTTCGAGTTCAACCGTAAGACTATCTTTGATCAGCTTTCGGCTACGCAGCTTCAGGAGCTGGCGAAAAAAAAGAATAAGAAAGTTGACGATTTAACATCTGACGACATTACAGTAGATATAACATTACCTTGTCCAAGTCATCTTTTAATAGCCGAGAAATATGTTGACTATTCTCTTATAGTCAAGAATACGAATTTCCAAGCATCGGAAACGAGTGTTATTGCTTTCGAGGATGAGAATATAAGGGCAATACTGGATGAACGGTCTTACATGGTTGGCGGAGCTAAACGTACATATCCAGGATGTAGGGTAATCGGTTGGTTCAAGTCATTATGGTATGATAAGAAGTGTAACAACAAGAACAAGAATGGTACAACGAATATCTATGACGCAGATAATGATTTTATAGATATTTCACCATACATAACCAGTATAAATACAAATGTAACGGAGAGTGGTGGAAATTTCTCCATAAGCCTTCCTCATATACCATTATTTACAGATGAACTTGAACATACGATGCTGCCACATTTCATATATAGCAATGGTATAAATGTGAAAGGAGCGGTAAATAAGAATAGCATTAACGATATAGTATATAAGGATGAAGATGGAAAGGAATATCTTGCCGCACGTTCATCTTTGGAGAGCTTTGATTATTTCGATTGGCTAATACAAGCGAATGACCTTCTTTTTATATCCTTTGATAATATGGAGGGTGTATCTACAGATAATCTTGCAGGAAATGCTTTTGATATGATTGCTCTTGTAGATAGCGTAGCGATAAGCCGCAATGCCCAGGGTGCTATTACTGTAAACGTATCAGGGCGAGACCTGATGAAATTGATATCGGATGACTCATCAATATTCTTTGAGACAGGAGTGGGAAATGGGACTACAAATGTGTTTAATAACACAGAAACAGTTATACAAGGTGGAGATACAAATGCGTTGTTGAAAATGAACGGTGAAGATCAGGCGGCTACGGCTGCCGCCTCACGTCAGTTAGTAACAGGAATGATAAATGTCTTTGCTTGTGAGCCTAATGATTTTAGCATAGATTTTGTACTTAAAACAATAATATCGCAGCTTGCTAATATTCGTGTGGTTCCTGATAATCTATTTACGGCATGGGGCGATAAACGTACAAAATTTTCTGCTCTTAAACCTAAACAAAAAGGATAAACATATATGGGAAGTGTAACAATAAAAAGATTGAAAAGAGGATGGCTTGGTAAGAAAACAAGCCTTAAAGTCACCAGCCCATTTGGCATAACAAGACGATTGCCCTGTTATAGTGGAAAACCGCATAAGCACTGGGGATTGGATATAAAAGTTCCATCAGGAACACCTATATACTCACCTGTCAGCGGAACGGCAAAATCTCATAAACAAGTTAAGAATGGAAGAGCATATGGCGGTGGTTTATATGTAATGGTTACGTCAGGGGATTTTATGTATATCTTCATGCATCTACATTCCACGCCAATAGGCACAGGTGGAACGAGCGTAAGGGAAGGACAGATAATAGGATATACTGGCGGAGCAAAGGGAGACCCCAATGCAGGAAGTTCTACGGGGGCGCACCTACATTTCGAGGTACATAAGAAACCGTTTAGCAACTGGAGCGGTTCATCTGCAATAAATCCAATATATTTCATTTCAGACCAACTTACTGGAGCGGTTAAACAGAACGCAATGAATCAGGAGCTTACCCAGATTTCATTGGTAGGAGAGACTGCTGAGAATGAGCCAGAAGTTAAGATGACCTTAACCCAGGAGCAACAAGACGCAGATAGAAATGTGGATGTATCGGACTACGTTGATGTTAATGCCACCGAGGAAGATGTTATTATTGATGTAGAACAAAAGGATGGCTTTGCGGCTGGTATTTGGCAGATAACTAAACTGGTAATGGATGGTGATGTTGCTAATATCCGACTAAGGGATGCGGCTACGAGCATACAGCAGGGGTCGTTGATAAACTTTTTCCAAAAGGTTTGCCAAAAACCTTTTGTGGAGTTTAGCGGTGATACCTTTGGTGACCAGTATTATTTTCTTGTTCGTAAACCACCATTCGATAAGCCTGGAATGTTGAAGACAATGACAACGCAGGGGTTATTTACCTTGCAAGATGGAAATAATAATGACATTACTACGGATGATAAATCTACGGATTGGTGGAGCAAGGCAAATATCGACAACCTGAAACGTGAGGTGAAAAGTCCTTATGATATATATGAGGATGATATGCTGAGTTCTAACATAACTTTTAATACCCAGAATATATACAGTTGGTATCAGTTTTATCCTATCTACGAAATGGGAGCGCAATCTGACCTGAAGTATTTAATTCCTGCTATATTGTTTCCTGAGTATGCGGCAATATGGGGAAGTAGAGACCTTCAAGTCAGAAGCCAATATCGGAATTTTATTAACCCAGAAGTTTACGATAAGCTGAAAAATGGTGAGAAATCCGTTCAGGGAGATAGCGAGGTGCGTCATTCGTTAAAGGATTTGCATTATATTATAGAGAGTAACGCTTACAATCCGTTTGTCCGAATGGGTACTATCCAGCTGTTAGGTAATCGAAGAATAAAGCGAGGAACGTTTATAAGGGTCAACTGGCATTATCTTGAAACACCAGAAATATTCTATGTTGATAGCGTATCACAGAATTACAGCGTAAGTGGTAATTCGGTAAACCGTCTTACAACGCTGAACGTTTCTCATGGCATGGTAGAGAATTGTATGTTTGATAATAGTAATTCGGTAAACCCTAATATACGTCAGACTGGAACAAAAATGAGTGATAGTAACTTTATAGCAAGTTATTTCAATCTTATTGATTTTGGTAAATATGATGAAGTTAAGGATAGCCTGAATATGGATCAATGGAAGGATGTTATATCATCTTGGAAGGTAAACATTGACGTATTTAAGTATTTCATGAGGAAAATGCAATTTATAACCAATGCTGTAACTACTGCAACAGTAACTGTTAAAGGTCAAAGGACAAAACTATGAAGTGGGAAGTTAATAGAGGAAATAACAACTGCATATCGCAATGTGGCGTAGGTTACGTTGTAATCCCAGATGAAGAGAATGTCGCTGATTACGTTCAGCGTTGCTACCGTAACAGTACAATTTCCATATCGGGTGGTTACGATGCTACTTATATGCACAATGTAAAGGTTGTTGATGGGGTTCTTGATAAGATAAAGTTTCCAAGTGAAGACGACAATATGGGAAGTCCAGTTGTATGGATAAGGGATAGCTTTACTAATAGACCCGTTGTGATAGGAACGGTGAACCCTGCTGGGGTAAGTAATATGACTCTTACCAATCAGCAGCGGATAGTCCAGGAAACGGCTGAGTCGGTTGTTGAGATGTTCTTAGATGCTTTGAATGGAAAGATGAATATTTCTGCTAAGGGTGGTGATAATGTACCTGCCGAGGTAGTAGTCCAGGCTACAAGCGGAGCAAGCAGCGGTGACGTTGTAAGGCTGGTTAGCAAGGATAAGATAACAGGCGAGTGTAAGACCCTTTCATTTAATCTTACGAAAGACATAGAGCTAATAATTAACAATGGTCAGGAGGATATTATCAAGATAAATGCCGATGAGGAAGTAACGAAGTACACAGACCATTGGGGGAACGTTCTTATAATGGACGAAACCGAGACCCATTTTACAGACAAATGGGGTAACGATACGGTTGCTGATAAGGATAAGGTTCAATTTACAAATCAATGGAAGGATACCGTTGTTTTCAACGATAATGAGGTTCACCTAACAGACCATAATAGCAATGAGGCTATCTTTAACGCAGACAATACTCAATTCCTGACCAAGAAGTTTAACGTGGGACAGGGAAATGAGCAAATGGTGTTGGGAAATACGCTTGTGAAATTGCTTGGAAGAATACTTGATGGAATATGCAGCTTAACAGTGGTTACTCACGCTGGACCATCAGGCACTCCCATTAACGCTGCTACGTTTACTGCGATTAAGAGTGAGTTAGAAACTGCACTTTCTAAACTTTCCAATACAGATTAACAATTATTATTTTACAAAAGTAAAAACGAAAATATATGAGTTTCTGGGGACAGGTAGGCAATATAGCAAAGAACAATACGAATGCCATAGTTCAACAAACCCTTAATGCGGTTGAGAATTATGGTAAGTCGGCTGTCCATGCTCTTATTCCTGATGACTACGAATATTATCTTTGTTCATTTGAACTCTATAATAGTGCAAAGGAACGTAAGGGGTTCTTGAGTTTCGTAGTTATGCCAGACCAAATAACGGAAAATCATAACCCCATACAAACCTTAGTAAAAACCCATGGTGGTATTGTAACGGTTTTCAATCCGAGCTTTGCTCCAATAGATATAAACATTTCGGGAACATTTGGGCGAAAGTGGCGGTTCATTTCTGATTACCAAGACCCTACCGAGGATAAGAGCGGATTTTTCAATCTTAATATAGGGAATTTCTTGAATACTAATATCGGGGTTAAGAGTGGTTATGGACTAACCAAGCTGTTGGAGAAAATGGTTAGGACGGCTGGTGAGGTGGACGATAACGGAAAGCCATATTTTATGATATTTAATAATTACGCCTTCAATACGGCATATATGGTTAATATCACGAATTACAGTTTTTCTCAGTCCTATGACCAAAATATGCTTTGGCGGTATAGTATTACGATGAGAGCGGTTGGGAATAAGCCGCAAATGACATCATCGAAGAAAAACCTACTGAGTACGGTTGCAAGTAACTCCATTGCCAATGGGCTTACTAATATTGTTAGTGGAATGATAGGAATATAAGGAGGTGGAGTATGATAGCGGATATAGCAAATGAATTTCAAAACATAACGAAGTTTGAACTCCAATCATATTTCACTGATTACGCTGAGTTCCTTCAGAACGATTATGGTGATGTTTATGCTTACTATTCAGGGAATAGTGAGACGATAGATGTTGATAAGATAAAGACGCTTCGAGACCTAATGTCGAGAAGCAATGACTTGATAAGGACTTTCCAGACCTTTGCGGGTAAGTTAGGAAATGTAGGTTATTGGGAATTGCAGCAATATTGCCAAGACCTCAACGATACATTGGAGCGAATTAGTAAGCTACCGAAGTATTGTCGAACGGCAAAAACTTGTAGGGGTTACAAACCTTATATACAAGTTAGCGAAGATATTGGCGGATTGAAAACTATCCAAGACCTTTCTCAACAGCTTGGCAGTAATATGAGTGAGCGTGAACTTATCCTTAATAACGATTTAGAGGAAGCTGACTATGAAATAGACGAGCTGAAGCAGATTAAAGCACTTGTTCCTAATAACACAGATGTAGTTGTAGAGACGATACTGGAGCAACCCATTGGAAGTCGAATTTACGGAAAGGATATTAACCGCAATATATCTTTTACGGATAATGATTTGACTACGGTTGAATACGAAGATAATGTTGAACAGAAGTCTGATGTATTAATGGAACTACAAAAGGGTGACGTTCCAGAAATGCCTAATTTTGGAAAGAATATAATTTCAGGAAATACATATGCATCGTATAATTACAGCGCATTGGTTACAGACCTGCAAGATGTATTCCTACAAGATGATTTGTTTGAAAGTGTAAGCGTTACGGATGTAAAATATGAAGACGGTGACATATATGTTACTTGCGAGATATTGACAAAGTATGCATACTCAACAACGAAAAGTATAAAAATATGATAACAAAGATAACAACAGTAGAAGAACTGAAGCAGATATTTACCGAGATACTGCTTAATAAGACTGATAAGATTAGTGATATATCTAATGAGTCAGTCCTTAACGGTATAGCCTATGGGTGTGCTAAATTAACTCAACGGCTATTGATAAATCAAGCCGTTGTTGAGTCGCATATATTTCCAGATACTGCCTATGGAGAATATCTTGATGAGTTGGCCAAGATAAAGGGAATATCTGAACGTAATGGGGCTTGTGGAAGCACTACTTATGTAAGACTTGAAGGAACGGCAGGAACGAGTTACGATAAGGATTTAGTTTCATTTAGTAGTTCTGCTGGTATAGGTTTTCGGTTGGAAGAAAGTTTTACCATTGACGATACAGGTTGGGGATATGCAAAGGTTAAGAGTATTCAAGTTGGAAAGACTACAAATGTAGATGCACTTACAATAAATACAGTAAACAATGCCCCAACAGGACACGTTGCCTGTACAAATGAATATAAAGCCGTAGGTGGAATGGACGAAGAAGATGATGAGACTTTCCGAGTTAGAATTAAGGAAAGTGTGAATCAATTAGCACGTACTACCATATCCTACATTGAGCAAGTGTTTATGAAAATAAACAGCCGTGTATTGCGAGTATATAAGGGTGGTGTTGATGAAGATAATAAACTAAACTTAATAGTAGTTCCTGTTAATGGCGTTGATTTTACGGATGATGAGTTTAATGAGATACTGAGTCGTAGTGAGGAATATCTTTCGCTAAATGAATTGCTTCAGGATACAAGTGGTTTTACGTTAAATCTTAAAAATGTAGATTGGCTACCTGTTGATATGGATTTTCGTGTAAATCTTGATAGTTCTTATGACGTTGATGAAATCCGTAAGGATATGCAAGTAAAAATCAGCAAACTGTTTGATTACCGTTATTGGAATTATGGAGATAAGGTTGAGTGGGAAAATATGCTTTATGTTATTAAGAGTGTTGATGGCGTAAGATACGTTCCAGATAATCATTTCTATCCTCAGGCTGATATTAACGTACCAAAATACCGACTACCACGCCTTCGTGGATTTATTATGAGAGATTTGGATGGTAACATAATTACGGATAATTACTCCATTTTGTCAGCGTTCAATTACCCTAATAGTGCAGATAGTTCTTATCAATCAAGCGTATTAAGTTCAATATGATAACGGAGTGCAATGTAAAAACGACAACCGAGGTTGCAAACCAAAAGGTTGTAATTTCATCGGTATATTCGGAACAGGGAAACGATAAGCCCACCTTATTCCGAACAGACCTTCTTGATGAGGAGAAAACCATTAATAAGGTTAGCGGTAAGGAAGGTGAACTCTTACTCACGCACATTGACAGTGGTGAGGATAGTCCTGGCGAAATTGATAGTGATGGAAATCTTACTATAAAACTTTCTGACGATGATGCTGGAAATTACTCTGTGAATAAAAATGGTAATTTAATCTACGAGAGTGATGAATGAGAATAGGATATATAATTCTGGTGATTCATTAGTAATCACCATAAAGCCTAAACAAAAAGGTACTGCCATTATTACGTCATACACTGACGATGTCGTGTTTTATGATAAAGATGGAAATGTGAAAAAATTTTCCTCACTTTATTCAGCGGCACTGAAAAGGGAATATCGTTTGGTTGAGAATGGTTTATTTTATTCAGATTGGACGAGGTTTTACTTAATTTCAGGCAGCGGAGTGATTAACCTGAAAATTAAGCAGAATAATTATATTCAAATCCGTTACACTGATGTTACTGATAGTATAAGTGATGGTTCATACTTTGAATTTCATAGTATAACTTTCAATGGAGATTTTCAACCAGAAGTAGTAATTTCTCCAATCTTGGATAAAAGTATATTTTCTTCAATAGCATGGACAGATGAAACGGAATTATTAACAAAAAATCTTTTCAAAAAACTATATTTTCGTGGCATTATTCCTACTTACATTCAGCGTGGAGATAATTTGAGCGTTGATGAGGATAGGGATTACATTGATTTGTTTTACAGTATTGCGAGATATTTTGCAATAATATTTCGTTTCTTCAAACGTTTTGAGAATTTCTACAATGATAAAGAATTAATGCTGGAGTGGTTACGGCAGAACGAGATACAATTTGATGAGTCAAGCATAACCTTAACCCAGATGCAATCACTTGCTCGCCACTTTTACGATGAAATACGTAAGAGGGGAACAGTAATGGTATTTAAGCGTCAGGGTGACGTTGTAAATGGTGAAGAATTAGAAATAGACGGAGAATTTATAAGACTAATACGAAGTAAAAGGAGTGACGAATTATTATATGAGAATATTCCGTTGTATAAATTAGGCTGGTGTCTAATGCAATCTTCTCCACTGTACCGTGGTACGGCATTTGCAAAAAATCTTAATAAGACAAAAGAAGAAGGAGAGGATTTTGAAAGTTTAGATAATTATCAGCATTTTGCTAATAAAAATAGTAGCGTTTCTATACAACAAGTAGATGTTGTATATAATAGCGCAATTGTAGATACTGTTGCGTTTGAAAAATTGACTAACGGTCAGTTGTCGAGCGAGAAAGTGACAACGCCTGTTTTAGCAAAAAGTCAAACTGTTATTAAAGACCTTTCAACTGTAACTAATCTTTCGGAAGGGAAGATAACTACAGTACCTGTTTTGGCGGTAAGTCAAACCATTATTAAAGACCTTTCAACCACAGCTAATCTTTCGGAAAGCATTGGTAATATATCTGATTGGACAGTTGTTAGCGCAGATACTATTAAAGGACTTACAACAATACAAAAAATAACGAGTAGCAAGAAAGTTCTTTATTGTAAGACAACTGGCAACTCTGCTTGTGGTTTAGGTCGTTACGATGAAAGTACCGATGTATCGGAAAATCTTTATGTAGCAGACCCCAATATGGATTATGAAATAACCTTTATGTTCAATGTGCAATTAGCTGGAAATGATGCTAAAATACACTTTGGTGTGGAGGGGTTTGATATTTTGAAGAATAAATTGAATGATGCCTTTATAACGTCAGATGGAGATAAAGTCACTGGAATGTTTCTTGATGGGCTTGAATTAAGTCATTTCAAAGAAAATCAATGGTACTTTGTACGAGGCATCATTCATGCTTACAGTAGTCGCTACGTTGATAACGCTTTGTTGAATATAGGATTTGGCTCTAACTTGAATTTCGACAATAGGTTCTTGAAGTACATAATGCCTAAAATATATCTTTCGTCTGCTAATTCAAGTTCTATGTATATTTGGAATTATAAAATACGTCCATTGGTGCGTGGAACTAATATTTTATCATTGAAGAATGGCACGGAAAATTCTCATAGTTTAGGCTTCATTCAAGCGCCCCAAATATTCTATGCTTATTTCCGCAATAACAATAATAGCCAATCTGAAAGTGATATTACAGATATTATAGAAAGGTATTTGTTACCGTTTAACATGACGGACATATTACAGTTTATAGACAATGATTAAAAGATAAATTATGGGCAAATTGAAATTAAGTCCTAACCTGTTTTTGGAGGTAGCGGAACTCAGCCGTTTCCGAAAATTTATTGAGGATGATGGTTATAAACTTTTCATGAAGTATTTAACCAAGTCCTTTGGAATTGCCCAAAATTCCGACAATACCTTATTCAAGGTAAGTAACAAAGCAGGCACGGATGATACGGTTACGATAAATGCTGGGGTGGCGTTTGATGAGGATATGAATATCATTATTCTCAAAGAGGATAAGGATATTACCATAGACTATTCCGCTACAAAACAATGGATAGTAATTTCTCACGCTACATCTAACGTAGAAGAAGGAACGGTAAGCATTTCCAGCACTGGTACGTTGAGTGGAACTGATACCAAATTCACCGAGGTTCTGAGAGGCCAACCTAATTTTCCGACAAAGGTAAAATTGATTTCTGACCAAGAAGACAATGCCAGAAATACAGGAGAGTATGAGGTTGTTGAGGTCAATTCTGATACCGAGGCAGTTCTTTCTGGCGATTTTACAGCGGAAACAGAATTGCATTATGCTGTAATAGGAACATTTACGCCAGGATTTCAAGCAGATAGCGATAATAAGTTAATCTATGAATATGACTCTTGTAACATAGAAGTTATAGAGTCAGAGGATAAGCCTACACTGGAAGATGGGCAATTTATTATTGCTTCATTGACCTATAATAACGGCTGGCAGGTAACGGATGAAAGGCTTGATTATCTATTTAACTACGAAAAAGTAGCATCAACGAGTAATACAAACGTTTCCAATGACCCATTTGTGGCATTACGCAGTACAACCCTTCGTTTAGGAAGGATGCTTGATGTTCAATTTGAATGGGGGTATAAGGTAAACCGTTTTGAGGTAATAAATACATCTACGCAAAACATATTCAATATCTTGACGGGTGAAGCCCTTTATATAGGCTCATCGAAGATAACGGATGATATGTTTGCGGGATGGCTTTTGGTAAACCGTAAGAATATGGTTAGTGTTGTGATTGATAGCAATGAAAATAACTATCTTTACATCACTAAATACAATTCTGAAATTGTTACTAATGAAGACGATGATTTTGTGATTGTACCGAATTATAAGGAAATAGAAGTTGAGATTGAACTCACTGGAACGAATTATGATGAAGATGATTACAAATTTTATCACAAATTTAGTATAGAGAATTTACGCAGTCGTTTCCTTATCCCATTGGAATATTTAGATAGTGAAATCACATTACAATACCGACTGAAGAGCGATAGTAAAACTACAAGTTTCCAGAATTTTGCTATAACTCAGTTTACCAATACATTGGGTGAACTTGAAACTCTTGGAGCATCTTCATTCGAGGTTAATATCAGTGAGCCTGAAACCGAAATTCGTAATTATAGTTAATAGGATATATATGTTGTTATTTCTCACAGGTGCTTCATCGTCAGTGACGAAATCGGAAGATGTTGCACAAACGGATATTTCAAAAAGCCTGGGTGGTTACATTTCAAGTACACAAGTACCGAACAATGCAATCAACAGTCTTTTTGACCTTATATCTATCCACACAATAAAGGATAAACCCAAAGAAACCGTTGCTATTGGACTTGTAAATAAATTTGATTATGCGGTTAAAGACGTTAGTCTAAAATTGATATCAGACCAAGACAATATTTGCAAGTTCCGAGTTGCAGCTGTAATGGCAGACGAAAACCTTTGCTTTGAACACATAAACAATCGTTATGCGGAGCCATCGGGGGCTGAATTCTACGATGCTTGTTTTTATCGGGCGAGTGTTGATGTGGAAATTAAAAAACCTGCAATAGCAGGTGAAAGCATATCGATTGAACCATTTAACGTAGTGGCAGATGTTGAAACGGCAGGAATAGAGGGAACGTGGAATGCGATAAATAAAGCATTTAGCAACAGTAATCAGTATTCCGTAAAGAGATTAACGGAAACGAGTTTTAGAGTGGAGAGCAAAGACGAGAATGTTATTAATGAGCCTGTGACTTGTTCTTATCTATCTACGGATGAAGCCGAATTAGAGTTTGACGGTAAATACGAGAATAAAGAGAACACCGAATTATTGCTTACAGAGCGTTTAGAGCCTAATGGTGGAATAGGGATATGGCTTCAACGTCAGATAGATGAAAGTAAGGTTGAGGTGACAGATGAAGAACTTGTCGAGGCTTATGACAGCAAGAAGAAAATAGAGACCACCGAAAAGATTGAGCTTGTAATAAATTATGAAATAGACGAAAGTACATCAACGTCAAATTGTGATTGTAATATTGATGGCGGTGGAGCAGATGCCGTCTATTCTGACAATACTTGCAACTGCAATATTGACGGTGGTAAAAATACAATAACGGAAAATTAAAAAGGAGATATGGCAACAGCAGGTTACGATAACACCAGGGCGAAAATCCTGGAAACCTTAATGCAACGCCCTAATGGTACGGAAATACAGCCTGATAGTCATCAGGACTTTGCGTTAAGTCTTTTAGAGTATATAAGAAGTGTCGAGTTAATATCAGGTTCAACTTTAATCGGAGTTGCAGATGAAAACACTGTTCCTGTTCAATCCGATGATGCTAATGAAGCATATATAGCAGGCGTTGCACAAAATCGAAGTGCTACATTTGCTAATTTCTCTGATGAGAATGGTGAACCAATTACCGTTTCTTGTGGAGAAATGGAGGCTAAATTAGTAGTTCTAACTTGGAATAGACAATATTGGACGAAACAAGAAATATCGGCTAATATTATAAGTCAAGCTGATACTGCTTATTTCTTTTATGCTCTTACAATCCGAAAGACTTACAGCAGTAAGGCAGCTATGACAGCTGACGTAAGTTCTCCAATTGGAAATGATGGAAAGAGTATTAAACAAGGTGAAACGGTAAGCGTTCACAATGAAAGCGATACATCGGAAAATGCTATTTATAGTTATGAGTACGATGAAAGCAGTGGTAATTATTATTGGCAACTCCAAACAAAACTTGAAGCTCTGGACAGTCGTACTCTTGACGGTGGAAGAGCTGATACGGTTTATGGTGGAACATTAAATATAGACTGTGGTAGTGCAAGTGACTAAAATAACATTATAAGAATATGGCAGATTTAATACAATTTCGTAGAGATACCGCCGCCAGGTGGGCAGCAGCAAACCCTGTTCTTGCAGAAGGAGAATTAGGATTGGTGCTTGGCACTGCAAACCAATACAAGGTTGGTGATGGTGTAACAGCTTGGAATGATTTACCGCTTAAAGGTTTTAATGGTAATATTCTGGATGAGTTTGGTGAGAATTACGATGGTGTTATCAGTCAGGGTGGTTTAACCGCTTTGATGATAAACATTGTTAATAACGGTTCACACATAAAAGTTAGCGATTGGACGGTTCTTGATGATTACAAAAAAACATCGGATATTGGATTATATATCTTGACCAATAACACTGGTAAAAATCCAGTGTATCATATGTTCATTACTGGCGATAATAACGACAATAATACCGTTAATCAATGGATAATCGGAAACCTTACGATTGACAGTGATGGTAAGATACGTGGTAGTGTTAATTCTGGTAGTGCTACCATAGTTGTCCGTTCTTATAGCGAGGATGGCATATGGTCAAAATGGGAATATCTACAACAGAAATTTATTAAGACCTATTCGGCTTCAAATACGAGTGGTGCAGTTGGTGGTGATGAGTATGCAGCAGGATATAGCGGCATGATGGCATTAAAGACCGAATTAACCACTGCAATATCAAGTGCTATTTCCAGTTTGAATAAAAGTTTGAGCAGTAATATAAGCAGCGTTGAAAGTGATGTTAGTGTGTTGCAAACGAAATTTCAGACCCTTAATGCACGTGCCGATGATATAGAGGATATAGCCAATGGTGCTACATCAGCAGCCGAGAAAGCACAAAAAACAGCAGATAGTAATACCAATGTTCTTTATGAAACCAAAACCACAAGATTTGATGGTTTTATTGAAGACGAAGATATACTTCAGGACGCCACAAATGAATATACAGGCGTTTACTATGACACTGTAAAAAAGGCTTTTGCCGCATTAGGTAGTGATGGTAATTACTATGGCGAATGGGGTGATGGTTATGAGGATGATGAAAATTATATGTATCAACCCTATGAGGAGGGTGGTAATTACTATATCCGAACTGACAAGATATATATTTATGACACGGGATTATACATATGGAGTGAAGATGATGATAACCTTATAAGAGTGGACGAAAAATCTATTTCTCTGCTTGAAGATAAGGTTGGTAGTGTCGTTATTATTTCTGGTATAATATCCGATGGTGGTTCCGTTCCTACTGAGGATGGAAATTATTTTCAAAAAAACAGCAAAAATAAGATAACAACCATTGTTTCCGTTGAGGATAACGGAAATGATACATCAACGATTACGCCCACCATTGGTCAGTTGTTTGTATGTAACGGACTTTTTTATGGTTGGAATGGAAAACAGTTCCAACTTATAGGCGGTGGCAGTGGTAGCGGTTCGGGAAGTGGCTTTTATAACGTTACCAAAGAAATTCCACTTGAAAGTGGTTACTACACCCTCAATACTGCATTAGCTGCTATACAAGACGCAGAAGCGGTTGATACGGATGATATGTTGGGTAAGATAATTACTATTGAAACTGCGGCAGGGGTTTGGAGTGATTATCGTTTCGCAGGTACCTCAACGTCATCTTTCTATGAGATTGCATCTTGGGAGGAATACGGAGCCAAGGGTGTCGTGAAGAAAGTAACACTTCAGGTAGGTACGAATGATGCTCAAGAGTTAGAGCCTGATGCCGCAGGTAATGTGAATGTGAATGTTCCTGCCGTTGAGGTTGATGAAACGATTGACGAAAATTCTACCAATCCTGTGCAAAACAAGGCCATTGCAGCTGAATTGAAGAATATAGCAGGAAAGTACGGTGCTTCGCTTCAGTTAAATACCATAGAGGAAGGAAGTGACAAGGCATATTCTGTAAGTCTTTTGGATGAAAACGGAAACGTACTTAATACCACCGAAACCTTTACTGGCGGTGGAAGTGGAGGAACATCTTTGGGGACAAAGGTAGTTCTCACACGTTTGGATGCTAATCCAACGGTTAAGTACGGTGATACGGTTAAGTTACGCTACAAATATGACCAGATAAATACCGACACCCAGGAAAGTACAGGTGAATCAGCAAAGGTTACAGTAACCGTTTCACGTGGTGCAACAAGTAATTCATTTACCGAAACTATTGCAGCAGGTTCAACCGTAGAAATTGATGTAACGAAGTATCTTGGTATTGGTACTAATAGTGTCAAGGTTCGTGCCGTGGTGGGTGAGGGAGATAGTCAGCAGGTTTCAAGTGTATCTTGGGCTGTATCGGTTGTTCAACTTACACTCACCAGTTCCTTTAATATCGGTACACTTGTTACACGTGGTTCCGCTATTACAGTTCCTTATGCTTTGACTGGTAGTGGTAATAAGACGCTACGTTGTTATGTTGATGGTGTGGATAAAGAAGATAGAAGTATAACCAGTAGTTCATCTAACGGTTCATTCTCTATTGATACATCATCTATGGCCCATGGAGCACATAGCATTCAGTTAGTCGCTGAATTGGAACTCACCGATGGTACGATTATTAAGAGTAATTCAATTTACTTTGGTGTTGCGGTTAGGGTTGTTGGAAATACAACGCCTATCATTGCGACGAAATTTGAGTACAACGATGGTACGATTATTACTACTGGTGGTACACCATATATATCGGTTGAACAATACGAAAATTATTCAGTAATCTTTGCTGCTTATAATCCTAATGAAACCCCAACAGCCGTTCAGATTTATGAACTTGGTAGTCTGATAAGTAGCAGTAGTGTTTCTTTTGTTTTAACGAAACTTGATTTCCGTGCTATGAGTTACGGAACAGAGACTTGTCAGATTGTCTGTGGTTCTACAACTTTTGATTTTAATCTTATTAGTACAAAATCGGATTTAGACCTCAGCGAGCCTACGGATAACATGACGCTGAAACTTTCTGCACAGGGTCGTTCTAATAACGATACAAACAAAGAGGAATGGACGGATGGTGATACTACAACAACGATGACCGACTTCAACTGGGGTGGTGATGGTTGGACTGGTACAACGTTGCGCCTGAAAGGTAATGCCCGTGCGGTGGTTAATTTCAAGCCCTTTGCTCAGCCTGACGTAAATATCAATAATGCGCTTGCATTCATGATTAAGTTCAAGGTAACAGAAGTTTCTGACTATGATGCCGAGATTATCAAGTGCATGGATAGCAACGGTACTGGTTTTGTTATTACCCCATCTAACGTTAAGGTAGTTAGCCGTGGTAATAGCGAGGTATCTATGCAGATGGCTGCGGAGAACGAATATGAGGTAGCAATAGTTTCCTTCCCTGAATATACAGACGGAGCATCGGACTATGAAAAAACGAATAGCAATATGCTATACCTGTATATCAATGGTATTATTGTAGGTGGCGTTCAACGAGGTGACTCAGATAATATCTATCAGGCAACGGCACAAAACATTACACTGGGTTCGGATAGCGCAACGCTTGATGTATATCTTATGCGTGCGTGGGATAGTTTCTTGACAGATAGTCAGGTGTTGTCTTGTTATATTCTTGACCAGGATAGTGTTGATGACCTGCTTTCGCTTTACAATGAAAATGATATTCTGGATGATAACGGAGATATTTCCGTTGATAGCGTTCAGGATGGTACACGTTGCGTAGTTATTACAGGAGCCCAGACGAGCGGTCAGACTACGGTTATGTATGCCGCTATACAGAACAACAAAAAGACGAAGTATGACGTTGATGAAATCTTGACGTTCATCAAGGGAGAGGAAAACTCAGAAAAGAATTTCCGACTTGTAGGTGGTTGCATTTCTCTTCAGGGTACATCTTCATTGGCTTATCCTATAAAGAACTACCGCATCTATCTTTACAATAAGAATAAAGTAAACGGACAACTCTATTTAGGATGCAACGAGCAAGGTGTTGGCGGTACACTTCAGAGTGTAACCAAATATTCTTTCCGTCCAGCAGGAGATAATAATTATGCTGCTATTCCTGTAAATTGTTTCTGTTTGAAGGCTGACTTTGCCGAGAGTTCATCTTCACATAATACTGGTATGGCACGCTTGGTTCATACTACCCTTATGGAAGCAAATGAATTGTCTCCAGCACAGGCGAATGTTAATAGAAGTAATTACCAGTATGATGTTCGTACTACGATAGACGGTGAGCCTTGCTTGCTATTCTACCGTGCAACCGTAAACGACACGCCTAAATTCCTTGGTAAGTTTAACTGGAATAATGATAAGAGTACTGAGGATGTATTTGGATTTAAGGGTATTCCTGGATATCACGATGCTGATTGGGTACAGTCGAAATTCAATGGTACCAATCCCACTGAGTGTTGGGAGTTCTTGAATAACGATTACAAGATGGGTATGTTTTTGGATGACGACTTTGATACGATGGTGGAGGATGAAGATGGTAGCAAGAAACCTAACTGGCTCAACGTATTTGAGGCACGTTTTCCTGATGACGATGATATCAACGCAGAGTACGAAGCAGGAACGAGAAAGCCCACTTATCTTGAACCACTCGTAAAATGGGTTAAGAGCACGGATACAACAGAAACAGGGCTTACAGCTACCGAGATAGCAGCACGTAAGACGAAGTTTAAGGATGAGCTTGCTAACTACTTTGACGTGGACTATCTTTGCGACTATTACATGTTCACCGACTTGTTTGCCTGCGTTGACCAACGAGTTAAGAATATGATGATGGCGTTCTGGTATAATCCAGACAAAGATAAGGTTCTTGCTTACATGATATTCTACGATAATGATACTATCTTGGGTGTTCGTAATGATGGACGCTTGAAGTATGATTGGGACATTAATGAGGAAACGACAGACCCTGAACTTTCAACAGACCATACAGTTTATGCTTATGCAGGACATGATAGTGTACTTTGGAAGAATTTAAGGGAGAATTTTGCGGATGAACTTGGCGATGCTTATCGGAGAATTAGAAACGTATTGACGAATAGCGATATTTTTGATTATTTTGATACACAGCAATCAGATAAGTTCTGTGCAAGAATTTATAACATGGATGCCATTAATAAGTACATTTCACCAAAGACCGTTGGCGTTGAGGTAATTGACGAGAATACCAAGCAAACAACTACCAAACTGTATTCTTATCTTGAAAGTATGCAGGGTGATAGAAAGTCGCAGCGTCATTACTTTATTGCTAACCGCTGTTCTCTATTCGATGCACGTTATTCTACTGGTAACTATACATCAACGGATATAAACTGGAAGGGTAACAGTGCCGCAGGCGCAAAGGTAACGGCAGTTGCCGCACGTGAATTTTATTTTGAGTTCAAGCGTGAGGGAACGTCAATGACCCGCAGTAAGGTTGTTGAAGACCAGGAGTGGAGTTATACCTATTCCGAGGTTGCCAACGTAGGTACGATTTTCCACCTTTATGGCGGTGAGTGGATGAAGAAACTTGACCTTTCATCTTGGGGTGGTTTCACTGACCTTCAGATACCCAAATTGCCAGTACTGGAAGAATTAACACTTGGTAAGACAAGTAGTAGTTATTCTTTGAGTGAATTGGTAATCGGTTCTAACTTGCCTATGTTGAAGAAGTTGATTATGGTGAATTACACCCAGCTGCCTTCTTTGAATTTAGGCGAGTGTGTAAAGCTGGAGTATCTTGATGCTGGCGGTTGTACAAACCTCAGTACAATTACTTTTGCAGAGAGCGCACCGCTGAGTTATTTCCATATTCCGTTGAATTATCAAACACTTACCCTGAAGAGCCTTCCGTTGATAACGAGGGATGGCTTGGTATTCGATAATATCAACAACATTACCAACCTCTGGGTTGAGAAGTGCTCTCAGCTTGATGGCTTTGCTCTGTTTAAGGAATTGTTTGCTCTGAGCAATCGAGGCATTAAGAATGTTCGTCTTACAGGACTTTCTGTTGAGGGTGATGGAAGTGATTTAGCGGCATGGTATAAGGCAGAAATCGGTGGTTTAGATGCTAATGGTAACGTTATTAGTAATCACTGTAAGATTTGCGGCGATTATCAGCTTACCAGTTATCTGGATGACGAAACCTATGAAGTGTATAAGGAGTATTTTGACGAGTTGAATATATATCAGCCGCAATATACAATTATCAATTCTGACGATACCGTTTCGGATGATAAGAATTTCTCCAATCCTGACAATAAAACAGGCTATGACTACGACAATGACTATGTAATGTCTGGCCATATCAAGAAGATATGGAACAAGCGTCACGGTTATCTTGGCAAACAAACTGAGGAAGGAAAGATGTTAGTGTGTCAGTTGCATGACTCTAACTTCAATTATTTCGCTGATGCAAATTCTGTTAGTGATGCTACATCGGCAACGCTTGATAGTACCCAAGGCGACGCCTTTATAAAGGAGCCTCATTATTGGTACAAAGGTATCAATGATATTCTTGGCGTATTCTCCAATGGTACAAGTCGTAAGTATTACTGCTGGAGTAGTAATGAAGCACAACCTGATGTACCTACGAATTTCACACGATTAACTTTGGATGACATCAAAAATCTTGGCAATTATCGTAAGGGATATAAGGTACAGTTAGGATTAAGCGATTTGGAAAGTAGTATTACAGCTGATAGTAATTACAGTTACTTGAAGGTTGATATTTCGGGATATAAGTATGTTCGCTTTCCTATTGTCCTTGGCCCATTGGTGGGTGCTGTTATTACAGATGCAGATGGTACAAAACTGGAAGAGGTTAGTATTGCGTCTTTGGATGCTAAAATGGTTAATGGCATGTATGTTATCTATGAGGTTCCTGAAAATGCTAAAATTCTTCATATGTCTATCTACAATAGCGTTGATTGGGATGATGTGATACTTTCTAATGCAACAAAAGTAGAGGATTTGGAGCCTGACTGGGTAGAGCATGAGGAATGTCTTGTGGGTATGTTTGAGGCTATAACAATTGGAAGTGCCTTGTATTCTGCTTGTGGGAGTAGCGCAAAAGCCGTAAATAATCAGACACAGCCGACTTTCTCTGCTTATGCTGATCAACGTAAGTTACAGCTTATTGATTGGGAAATGCACAAGGATGTTGGCAACCTGTTCTATGGGCGTTACGGTCGTAGAAATTCACAGAAGCAGTGTGGTTATGGTCAGAATACTAATTCAAGAATTGTAGGAAGTTCTGCATTCTTGGGAATGACCGACACTGTAAACAAGACCGATGACACTACGGAATATGCTTGGTACACGGATGAAAACGGAGATTTGCAACAAATTTCTTGTAGTCGTTTCGGAGGTTACGAAAACTGGTGGGGAAATGTTGCGGAATGGATGGATAAAGTCTATCTATATTCTACGCTACCTTACACTTTCCAGATAGAAATGCCTGACGGAACAACGAGAAATGCCCTTGCTTCCAGTGCTTCAGGTAATTACATCAAGTACCTACGTCACCAGAAGTATATGGACTTAATTAACGTAAGCAATGATAATTCGGGTACCCAGAACACTTACTATTGTGACACATTCTGGATTTCAGGTGGTAATCAGGTCGTGTATCGGTCGGACAACAATGCGCTTGCGAGTGGCGGTGTTTCGTTTGCGTATGCGAATCACGGTTCTACGAATGCGAGCGCGTGGATTGGGTGCCGCCTGGCCTTCCGTGGGACGATAAGCGAAGCGACAAGCGTAAGTGCGTTCTTGGCGGCAACGGCAAAATACTAAATGCCGTTAGGTATTTATGTGTTTTGAATGCGAAAGCGTAAAATCTGATGCGTTATGACGAAAATAACGCATCAGATTTTTGCGCTCATTTTCATAGTTTAACAAGTATTATAGTTTTGTATCTGGAGAAAGCGGTAAGTTCCGTTAGTATCACGTTAAGGATATTGGCAGAGGTTTTCAAAGGGCGAAAGCACCTTGTCCGTGGGAGCGTAACGTTCCAAGCATAGACTTAACCGCAAGCCGTCCAAGCGTTTAGGGTCGGTCGTGTATCGGTCGAACAACAATGCGAATGCGAATGGCGGTGTTTCGTATGCGAATGCGAATCACGGTTCTACGAATGCGAACACGAGGATTGGGTGCCGCCTGGCAAACCATTATAAACGCAATGCAATCTTACCCAGATGAGACCCTTCCAAAAAGTAAGTCTATCTGGCGAGTGATGAATAGATACGCAGGAGAGATTTGTGACGGGCTCACTGAATCAGAGTGCGGAAAACCGAGCCATAGTAACAGCAATGTTGAAGAAATGAAAACATTGGAAAACTAAAACACATAGCGTTTGTGGCTGGTATAGTAGGGTACGAAAGTGCAGCCGAAAAGACCTTGGCCACGAAGAAATGGAAGGGTGACGATGAAACGGTATGGTGATGAACTTATAGACGAAATATGTTCTGATGAGAATATTCGTAAGTCCATTCATACGGTTATTCGTGGAAAGAAACGAAAGAACACCCGCATTGGACGTATTATCCTGAAATATGAAGATAAATACGTCAAGGCAATAGCCCAGAAGATAAGAAGCAATCGTTTCCGAGTTCATCAGTATCGGGAAATGCTTGTTACCGATGGCCCAAAAGTTCGTAGGGTTCAAAGTGTTCCTATTGTTGATAGGATAGCCTGTAATGCGGTTATGTCGGTTGTTGAAGAAAAAGTTTGGCGTAAGTATATACGCACCACTTCAGCATCAATAAAACGTAGGGGTGCGAAAGACCTTCTGGAGATTATAAAGCGTGATTTAAGGCAGCACCCAGAAAATTTCCGTTTTGTATATAAATCTGACTATAAGAAGTTCTATGAAAGCGTTGATCAGGATTTCATGATGTATTCTTTGAGGCGTATGTTCAAGGGCAAAATCCTCATGGGCATGTTTGAAAATTTTGTCCGTATGATGCCTTCTGGAATAAGCATAGGTTTGAGAAGTTCACAAGGCTTTGGAAATATGATGCTTTCTCTACATCTTGACCATTATGTTAAAGACCACCTTGGTTGGAAATATTATTACCGTTATTGCGATGATGTAATAGCAGCAGGAGCTTCAAAAGAACAAATGTGGAAGTTTAGGGATATGATGCATGAGAAAGCAGATTTTATGCACCTAACGATTAAGCCTGATGAAAAGGTATTTCCTGTGGAGAATGGCATAGATGCTTTGGGTTATGTCATCTGCCCAGATATTATTAAGTTGCGTAAGAGGAATAAGCAAAATTTCGCAAGACGAATTAAGCATAAATCCTCAAAACGTAGAAGAAATGAATTAACGGCAAGTTTTTATAGTTTATGTAAACATGGAAATTGCAAGAATATATTTTACAAACTCACAGGAGTAAAAATGAAAGACTTTAAGGACTTAAAAATAAAGCCTAAATATCAAGACAATAAAAAGCGTTTCAACGCAAGATATGTCAAAATTGGTTCATTACAAGGCAAAAAGGTTATTATCCTGGATTTTGAAACAGGAGTAATGACGAAGTGGCAGAAGTTGGAATACGAAACAGCCGTAAAAGATGCAAAGGCACGTCTAAACACTTTGCATCAAAAGTATGGTGATAATATTCCTGATACAGAGGAATACGTTAAACCAGAGGACATTAAGAAGCCAGAGGGGCGTTATGTTGTACACGTTGAGCAGCCCACTGGCGAAAAGGTAAAGTTTTTCACAGGTGATAGGGAGTTATGGAGTATTCTTGACCAAGCAAGGGAAATTGACGAAATTCCATTCCGTACTGACATAACCTGCGATGATAATGGTAAATTTCATTTCTCATGATAAAAGTCAGTGGAGGCTCTGGGGTAAAGTTATTGGAATGCACCAACCCCAGACGAAATAAGTATAAGGTGCGTTGGAATGTTACCGAGGTTAAGGATGAAGATGGTAACGTTACAGGAGTAGAATTTATGGAGGAAGATTTTGACCATATGCCAGAATTATCCGAAATAAAATCTTTGATTATTGATTGGTATAATACACAGACAACCGAGAAGATAAAGAGTGGCTTCACATACCAAGACACTGCTGTTTGGTTATCTAATGAAAATCAATTCAATTACAAAGTAGCCTACGATAATGCGGTTCAAACTAATGGAACGAGCCTACCTGTAAAATTTAAGTTTGGCACTGATGATGCTCCAGTATATAAGCAATTCAATACCGTTAAGGAATTGAAGGCATTTCACATGGCATGGACTACATATATTTCCACGTTGCTCGCCACTGCATGGGGCGAAAAGGATAAGATAGACTGGACACAGTATGAAACCACGTTACCAACAAAATAAACCAACAACGCTGCGTCTTATAGCAACGGTACGGATAAGCGGAGTTCAGGAGGCAGAGGAAATCCTAATGAAGGCTGGTGGTGAGGATTTGTTCGAGAAGGGCAGACCACGTAAGCATCAGGTTGGAGAAACTCATCCATTGAACCCTAATCTTGTATGGACAGACCTTGGTAATGGTTATTATGCTTGGCGGTCGAAAAGGAGGAGATACTTTAAGGGTGGAAGATACAATCCAAAGAAAGACCCTGTTGTAAGGCAGATGAAGAAGAAAGTTCCATATCCACTGGGTGCTGGAACTAACGGAATAAGACCATTGGTAAAGAAGAAGTGACGAGGTTTATCCGTATCTATACACCATTCATGTGCACAACTGTTACCTTAATACAGGTGATAGTTGTGTTTTTAGGTTCTTATGATGTTGTGGGTATTACATTACCGCTGCTTGCAGATATATCTGGTAATTCCATTATTGTTGATGTTTATTTCTTCAGCGTATCGTTAAGGATGTGTCGATGGTATAAGTTGAATATTCTTTCCTTGTTTCTTACGCACGTTATCGGAATAGTTTATGATAATGGGTATATTGA